TTTCACAGCTATGTAAATATTCATAAACAGATTTACAAAGGTAAAAAATTTTCTTCCTGCGAAATTGATAAATACGAAAATGATATAAAGCATGGAGTTTTTCATGGCGTTATGACATTTCTCGCCGCTTCTATATTAGATGAGCAAAATTATAAAAAAATATACAAAAGAATAAAAGACAACAATCTGCAAAATCTAAAGCAAGAAGTAAAAGTCTCTAAATCCGAATTAGAAATAATAGATACCGATTGGAAAAAATTTGCAGAAAAAGAAACAAAAATTGCTACAGCTTGCAATGTTTCATCGGAACAAGAAAAGTTGCTAAATTCTTGTTTGTTTCATGACATTTTAAAGTGCAACTTTGGAGAAAAAGACCATGACTCTAAACTAGAAGAGTATTTTCCCGAAATAGAAAAAGTCGCTTTAAATCATTCGAACCCAAAGGAAAAGCAAGAAGAGCACTCGTTAATAAGAGCAGATAGACTAGAACTTTTGAGATACGACGATTCAGATTCTTGGGTAGACAAAGAAAAGGTATTTAAAAATATAAGCGAACAAAAAACAACCTTGCTTGAAATATTTTATAATACAGTTAGGCCAGTATTAGAACAAAGCTACGAATTTAGAAACGAGCGTTGGATTAGACACGGAACCGAAAGGCATCCTTATTCGTATCAATGGTCAGAAGAATACCCATCTCAAATAATTAAAGTATACAGCGAAGAAAATAAAGAAGAAATTATTTTATCTAACATTTCAGATAAAGATTTTTGGGCGATTGAAATGGGCAAGGGTTCTGATAGCGATTGTATAATTGGGCAGAAAAAACCCATGACAAGATTTGAAGCTCATTGGCAAGAATCTAATACGTTTTTCTTTTGGGAGTTGGTGCAGGGCAAGATGCCGCTTAAAAGATACACAAAAACAAAGGGTGTGTTACCCTCAACGTTTTCTCATAGAGACCATTTGTACTGCCAAGACAAGTTGGATATTAACCAATGGATATTTACGCATAAAAATATAAACTCAAAAGTAATAGAAAAATTACTAGACGCCAACTTAAAATTTTGCCACGAAAAGATAACTAAAGATATTGTTAAAACCTGCGAAAAGATAGTAGACGCGCTATACGGAGTAAAAATGAAAATTGAATAAATTCCTTATATTTACTGACAATCGCACAGGAAGCAGCAGCTTGTTTAAAGTTCTGTCAGCAGCCTATTGTCGTAAGTATAAAAGCTCTAATGCAGTCTTTTGTGGAACAAACGAACCATTTCATCCAAAGGTAATAGAACACTTTTATGGAAAAGAATACTTCGACTTAATATTTGAAACAAAGCCAAATTATTCAGCCGACCCAAAAACTTGGAAGAACCGAGGAGAAATAATCTTAAATGATTTTGATTACAAAAAGAAAGTATTCGACAACTCTTTTAAACACTCTTATGGAGTAAAGCATATTTGGGGGCATCTTAAAAAAGAAGACAACACTAAAATCATTAATATCGCCGTAGAAAGAGGATATAAAATAATATACCTAACCAGAGAAAATTTGGTTAAAAAATGCTTTTCTCATTTAGTTTGCGAGCACTTTAACGAGTGGCAAAAAACGCCCAAAATAAAAGAGCCAGTGGTTTTGGATTTGGATAGACTGAAGTTTCTAATAGAAAGATATCTTGAAGAAAAAAAGTATTACAACTCTGTTTTTAAAGAAATAGATAAGTTTTCTGTGACTTATGAGGAATTGTTTGTTGACAAGCTCTATTGGCAAAAATGCAACCTTATTGGAGAAATTTTAAATTTCTGCGGTATTAACTGTCATTGGTCAGATAGCGACTCGTTTCCCGATAGAATGTTTAATGAAGTTATGATAAAAAAGAAGAAATATTCATCCAAAAAACTGTATGATAATGTTATAAATATACAGGAAATAGACGAATTTTGTAAAAGTAACTATAACAGAAGTATTTTTTAAATTAAAAGTGTAATATTAACTGATATGAAGGTTGTTGACATCGCAGATGAGATTTATAGAGAATTAGGCAGTCCCAGTGATTTGTCTATACCAGCAATTTCTTTTTGGATAAGAAGCAACTGCGGCAGATTAAATAATCTTATTCACTCGGACTTCGACATTAGAAGCAAGGACTTAGAGATCGTGCAAACCGTTGACGGCAACGTTGAAGAAATCACCACAAACGAATCCGCCATTTTAAAAAAGTTATATATGATTCATTTTTATGATACTAAATTAAGAGCCAATATGACTGCAATGACCACAGATACAATCCTTTCAGTTAAAGATGGTGATTCTAGCGTTACTAAACTTAATAAAAACGAAGTTAATAAATCTATAGCAACCGTCAAAAATCAAGAATACAAAGAACTTCAATTAATGGTTGCTACTTATAAATCAACCAAAGGATTTCCTCGGCAGGTTGCTGGAGACGACACTTCGTCTCTTGACACTTCTGATTCTGGAGATGGAACAAAAGACATTGTTAGAAACGAAAACTAAAAAACAATATGGCCAGCTTAATAACAGACGCAGAAAAAACAGCTTTGTCTGGAGTGTTCGATGATATTTTCGACACTTTCAAACAAAATATTACTATATATAAAGAGCCAATAAAAACAGTCTCGTCAATAAATGAATCTAATATATTCGGCTATGGAGACTCGTCTAACCAAGTGAATTATACTTACTCCGCACAAACTGGGGTATACCCAGCCATCATAAGATACACAGACAACCAAAGCCAAGACTATTACTCTGATTTAAATGGAGCAATCCCCAAGGGAGACGCCAGAATAAAAATAAAAAAAGATTGTAGAGACTTTATAGAAAACGGCAAAACAGAAAGAGTAGAGTTCGACGATAAGGTTTGGAATGTGGTGTCAACAGACAGCGTTAGAAAGTTTTTAGATAGTCATTATTATGTTTATTATCTCGAAAGGGTTAAATAATGGCTTCTAAAATAAATTTAAAAAGAATTTCCAACAAAGTTGACAAGTCTAGGAAGTTCCAGAGAGAAACAGAGAGGAGAATATCCACGGGGCTGGAAAGAACCAAGGCGATAGCATTGGCAGAATTTAACAGTCACCCAGTGACAAAAGAAATAGAAGGAAAAGCTTCCGCACGAAATGAGAGCGGGACTTTGGGGGGTTACGGGAACTTATTCACATTTATAGGCTTTCCTTCCGCCTCAAGTCCAACCTCAGTAATAAGAGACATAATAAGCCAAACAATAAAGTTTAGAAGAAAAAAATCTTTGATCTCCAAAAATAAAATTAAAATTAATTTCGTTATATCCGCACCAACGAAATCTGATATTTTCGCCGTTACTCCAATGCCTTGGGAGGGCGGCAGTTGGGTAGAGGGAATAGAAAATGGTTTAAGCGGCTTTAGTTACTACATGAACAAAAAATTTGGAGAATCAAGGTCAGGAGGAGGCTTACAAGCGGATCATGAAATTACAAAAGCTATATTTACGCCCAAAGCTTATGTAACTGAAATTTTAAACAAATTTAGAATAAACGTTCGAAGAGTAAAATGAAAGCCCAATTTGAAAATAAAGTAATGAGCAGCTTGTTGTTGTATATAGACAACAAAATTTTAAGCGTTGGACAAGCATACACAAATCATGCTGGGCTTTTTTATCCCGACAAGAAAAATTATTACAATGGTTATTACAGCTACTCCGCCCCGTTTAAACAGTTAGTCTCAGACCAATCCGTCACAGGAGCGAATGTATTAAGCGGAGTTTATGTGGGTTCTAGTTTTACTCAAAGTAACGTAAACATTAACCACTACAATGGTCAAGTATTTTTTAACTCCGACCAAGGTTCTTCTAAGATAAGTGGTAATTACGCCATAAAAGATTTCAACGTTTCGATGACATCTGCGCCAGAGCAAGAGTTACTTTTTGAAACTAAATTCAAACTAAGGCCCAAAGTAAATCAAACAATAACCGGATTAGACTCAGATCAGCAAACCTTTCCATCTATATTTGTCAAAAACATGGGAGGACAAAACGAACCCTTTGCTTTCGGCGGTATGGACAATACAGTTATAAAAGCTAGAGCAATTATAATGTCTGACTCAGCTTATAAACTCGACGCAGCAACATCTATTTTAAGGGATACCGCTAGAGACTTTTTTAAGATAATAGAGCCAAGCGGGCTACCATTTAATGCTTTGGGTTTGCCAGCGACAGGCAATGGATTTAATTATACTGGAGTCGCGGCTGCTGGAACTTATGATACGGCTTATATTGGAGACACCACAATAACAAGCAATATCCCTAGATTATCTAATGATAATGTAAATGCTTCAATTTATGCGTCTTTTGTAGATTTTAAGCTAGAAACGCCCAGAATAACAACGAGCTAAAAGATATTTTTTTAGAAAAACAACAAAATATTGTGTAAACTATTATGTCCCGAGGACAATTAAAAATTCACATTTTTAAAAATTACATGTAATAAAATTTAGGAGATTTAAATCATGGGAAGAAATAGAGTTATTTATCAAAGCGAAGCTTTATACTGCGGCGGAACTGGTGACACTACATTAACATTAGGTAACCAGATAGGTCGTGTACAAAGCGCAAATTATTCATTTGACATTGCAAGAACAGACGTAAATCAATTCGGTCAATTAGCCGCTATTGATAGAATCATTCTTGAACAACCAACAGTTAGCCTTGACTTTAGTTATTTGGTAACTACAGGAGCAGCCGAGATTATTATCGGTCTTGACGTAGGCTCAAACTCAGCGATTTCAAGTATTCTCTCTGGAGATGATCTTACTACTCGCAAAGACGTTCAAAACTACTACATTTATACAGCTTCAGAGGGTAACGATGCCGTTGGTAGCACCGCTGGCAGTGCTGGCGACTCTGTGATCGCTATCGGTAACGGGTTTTTAAGTTCGTACTCTGTTGAAGGTGGCGTTGGTGAATTTGTAACAGCCAATGTGAGCGTTGAGGCTCTCAATATGGGCTTTCACAACCAAACAGTTAGCACTGTTCCAAATCCTGCTGTTAACCCAGTTGATGGCACGGCTCTTGGGGGTACTGAAGTTACAATCCCAAATCCCGAAGCGATAACAGGTTCAACTACCCCAAGTGCTCTTCGTCCTGGTGACGTGGCTGTAACAATTCCTGACGCTTCTGTTAAAGGTTTTGATGACACAGACCTTAAGGTTCAAAACTTTTCGATTAGCTTCGATTTGTCCAGAACCAACTTAGAGAAATTAGGTAGTAAATTCGCCTTCTCCAAGGAAATTGAGTTCCCAGCGCAAGCTAGTTGTGATTTCTCAGCTATTATTGGTGATACCGAGTCCGCTAAGAATGATGACGCTCTGATTGACATTTTAACTACCGACACCGCGCATACCGTGATTATTGATTGTGTGGGTTATGATTCGACGGTGGGTGTTAAATACTCGCTTCTCGGAGGAAAAGTTGATAACTATTCAATCTCTTCGAGCATCGGAGACAACAAGAGTCTTGACATGACATTCACATCTCAGATTGGTGGTCCTCAAGATACATCTAACGGCATCAAAATTGAAGCCACAACCTAATCACAGATAACACCTTTTCATAATTGGTCTTCTGTAAATCCCCCCGATTTCGGGGGGATTTTTTTGTTTAATTGTGTAATATATATTAGGAAAAAGGAGCTATCAAAATGGCTAAAAACGACGTTTATTTAAAAGAATTCGTATTGTCTAATATTCAGAGGAATATAGTTAACCTCTATAAAAAATACATTATTCTCACCGAAGACATTCAAAGAGATCATGATTTATTTATTAATAAGTTAAAAAACGAAGGAGTTTCTGAAGATTTATTAAAAAAAATAGATTATTTCGATGAAGATAAATATAATCACATAAGAAAAAGGATTCTTGATGTAGGTAATGAAATTAATAGAGATTTAGAAAAGTATTTCGAATCTATAAAAGTCGAGCTAGATGAGCAAAAGCTATCAGAAAGTTGCGACAAAAGAATCAAGAGAGCTTTACAAGGAAGTAAAAGCGGAAGCGTTAAAGCCGCTGATGGTGGCTACAAGGTAAAAGGTAAAATTATATGAGCATCAAAACATTATATACATTTGACATCAACAAAGAAGTTGAAGAAACAGTAAAAGAAAAATCAAAAGATAAAGATGGCAACGAGATTACTATCGAAAAAACCATCAAAAAAAATCAACCAGTATCTTTTGGTATACGCAAGGCAAATAGAAAGCTTTATGAGGAAGCGGAGCTTTTTTACGCCGTAAAACTTTCAGAAGGAATCAAAGCGGGATTATTGACTCAGCCGCTTCTAGCTAAACGCTACAAAAATGACGGCGGCCCGATGTCGGAGCCTGAGAAAGAGCGTTATGCAGAAGTTTATTATGAAATATTACTCAGGCAAGAGAAGCTGGAAAAACTAAAGCTTAATTTAGAAAACAAAACCGAAGACGAAAGAGCAAAGAAAGCTGCGGTTTTAATGACCGATATCATAGAACTACAACAAGAGCTTCAGGCGTTTGAGTCTGCACAAAACAGTTTGTTCGATCAAACCGCAGAAAACAGAGCCAAAAATATGACTATCATGTGGTGGGTTTTGCATCTAGCCTACACAAAAGAAGCAGACGATTGGGTTAGCGTTTTTGATGGTGATGATTATGAAGTCAAGCTTGAATCTTATGACAAGCTCGAAGAAAAATCTGACCCTTATTCTACCGAGGTAGTTAAAAAGTTTGCTTATTTTGTTACTTTTTGGTATCTTAATGGCGTTAGCACTGAGGAAGAGTTTAAACAAATTGAAAAGGTTTATGAAACCGATGACTCTCCAGAAATTGACGAAGAAGCTTTGATGGAAGGATTGGAAGAAGAGGCTAAAGAAGAAGAAGCCAAAGAAGAAGCTTCAAAACAAGAAGTCAAGGCCGAGTCTCCGAAAACAAAGCGGCAATCTAAAAAATCTAAATCAGCCTCAGATGAAACAAAATCCAAGTCTTGAGTTTTGCCGAAGAGATTCAGAACGCTCAAAGGGTATATAAAGATATACTCAATGGTTATTCCGTGCTTGAATATGATTCAAACACGATGTACATAAAGCATTTATCTGATATAGACCACGGCTGGATTCAAGAATACAAAAATAAAATTTATTATGAAGCTCATCAAAAAGGGCTTTCCTCTGAAGAGGAGAAAATTAATACTTTAATTGAGCAACAATTATGGTCAAAAGAGAAAGATGAGGAATTAAAAGACCTAGCAAGTCACGTTAGCTCTTTATACACAACTAAAGCTAAACTAGTTGTAAAGTCTCAAGTTAAACAAGTTGAACGCGAGATTAAAAAGCAAGAAAAAAAATTATCAGAAATGTCCGAAGAGAAATCTTCTCTACTCGGAGTAACTTGCGAAAGCTACTCAAACAAAAAAGCAAATGAAAAATATTTACAGTATACCCTTCACAAAGACATAGAATTAACTCAATTAAAATTCACAGAAGAAGAATTTGACGATCTTGATGATCAAGAGTTAACAGCTTATGTTTTACTTAATAACGCTAAACTCGGACAATTTTCACAATCGGAAATAAGAAAAGTGTCTGCGGCGGCGTTTTTTATAAATTCTATAATGATTTGTAAAGATGATCCATATGTATTTTATGGTAAGCCAGTTTGCAATTTAACAAATTATCAAGCAGACCTTTTTGCTTCGGGGGTTAGAAATAAAACCATCATAGAACAAAAAGGCAAAACTCCACCCAGATACGAAACACTAAAAGAAACAGCAGATTGGTATGACGCAATGGGGGGTTCTTCCTCAAGTAGCTCTTCTGCCCCAGAAAAAGAAGTTGGCGGAAGCACTGTGTTTGGGGCAACTAAAGAAGAGTTAATGTCAATGACAGACACAAGCGGAGATGATAGAAATGTAGTGGACTTAAATACATCAGCATCCAAACTAATGAAAGAGAAAGGTAAAAAGTCGTTAGATATGATGGATATGCTTAAAATACACGGCGAATTAGACTAAAAAAAATAATATTATTTAACATTAAAAAGTGTAAATATAGTCGGGAAAAGTATTTTAAATGCCAGAAGACATTAGAATAGAGGTGGGTGGCGATGTAAGGCCACTTGTTAAAGAAATTGACAAGGTCCGCAAGAAAAAGGTTAATCTTAACCTAGGCGGAACGGGCAATTTCAAAAATCCGCTTGGCAAAATTACTGGTCAAATGGGTGAGTTCCAAAAGGCTCTAGAAGCCTCTAATGCTCGCGTGTTAGCCTTCGGTGCTTCTGCTGGTGCTCTAGTCGCTGTACAGCAGGGCTTAAAAGCTATTGTAGATTCTTCAATTCAGGTAGAGAAAAGTTTAGCTGATATTAATGTAATTCTTAATGTAAGTTCTGGCACTTTAAATAAATTTTCCAAAAGCCTTTTTAACGTAGCGAAAAATACAGGGCAAAGCTTTAATGAAGTAGCTGAAGCCGCAACAGAATTATCTCGTCAAGGTTTAAGTGTAGAAGAAACCCTAAAAAGAACTCAAGACGCTTTAGTGTTAACTAGGTTATCTGGTTTAAAAGCAGCCGAATCTGTGGAAGCTGTCACTGCCGCTTTAAACTCTTTTAGTCAAGCGGCTTTGGATTCAAGTGAGTTTGTAAGCAAGTTAGCTGCTGTTGATGCAGCGTTCGCTGTCAGTTCTGGAGATTTAGCTAAAGCTATTCAAAGAGTGGGTAGCTCGGCTCAAGAGGCTGGTGTTAGTTTGGACGAATTAATAGCTATTGTAACCTCCGCACAGCAAATTACCGCTCGTGGTGGTGCTGTTATTGGTAACTCATTCAAAACTATATTTACTCGCATTCAAAGACCCAGAGTAATCAAAGAGCTAGAGAATATAGGAATAGGCGTAAGAGATTTAGCTGGCAATACAAAACCAGCAATCGGAATTTTAAAAGATTTAGCTCAAACATATGACACTCTGAGTTCCGCCCAAAGGTCTCAAATAGCAGAATTAGTTGGTGGTGTATTCCAAGTTAACGTTTTAAAAGCGGCGTTAAGAGATTTGGGTAAAGAATTTTCACTTTACAACAATGCTTTAGAAATCTCTAATACAGCTACTGATGAAGCCGCCAGAAGAAATGAAGAATTAAACAAAACAGTAAGTGCAACATTAAACAAAACTATTGAGAACTTTAGAAAGTTTGGATCACAGGTAGGTAAAATAACTTTTGGACCAGCGATCTCAAAAGGTTTGGGTGGTATAAATGCGGCTTTAGATAATATAGATTTAGAAAATGCCGAAAGCGCAGGGGAGAAGATAGCTTCTGGGGTATTAGGCGGAATAGGAAAATTTTTAGCTGGACCTGGTTTCGCCGTATTGGGCGTAACTTTAATTAAAGTGTTCACAAATTTAAGCAGACAGGTTACTGATGCTTTTAAAACTATATCAGGAATAGGTGCTGCTTCTCAACAGCAACTTCAAATACAACAAAAAGTTTCACAGGTTCTAGCCGACAATCCAGAAATTTTAGACAGAATTGAGGACGGAACTTTAGATGTAGCAGAAGCTCATAATTTAATCATCAGCAGGATAGCAAAAGAGACATCAATGCTAGAGAAAGAGGCGACCGTTATTAGGCAGCTTTCTAGCTTACTTACCAGTGCTGGAGCGCAAGTAAGAACGTTGGCGAGTGGAGGGCAAGCCTTAACCTTGGGTAATGCTAAATTAAAATCTGAAGGATTTATTCCTAACTTCTCCAGTAGAGAAAAGGTGATGAAAGAAATGGAGATTAGAAACGCTTCTTATTCTAATTCATCAACTAGAGCGGTGAAAGATAACATAGCTGGCGTAGGGTCTATCATAAGAAACACTGACGAAGAAAAGGTTAAGGTTTCTGGTATGCGACAACCCTTCATCAATCCCCCGAAAGATAGCATTGAAGGAAAATTACATCGAGCAAATTCAATAAAGAAAACTGGAATTGATCCTTATTCATTAAGTGAGGGGTTTGTACCAAATTTTGCTACTAGCGAACAAACTAAAATCGTAAAAGAGGCAATGCAGCGCGGGAAATTAATGGCGGCCATCGCTAGGCGTATGCCCGCTGGGGTATTAGCTCCAGATGCTGATTTCGCTGGAGAAAAAATTGCATCTTTACCAGGAAAGCAAGACGGCGCGGAGAAATTTAGAACAGGAGAAGAGACCTTAGTGGGCTTCAAAAAGTCTGTTTCAGATAAATTTAATAAGAGCGTAGAAAAACAATATAAAACCGCCATTGCTAACTCCGCTGCGGATACGTTTGGTTCTTATAACCCGTCTGCAATTACATTAGATAGAGTTGGTTTCCCTCAAGTTAGAGGTAGAATGTTTGAGGATATGATTCAAATGTTGGGCGGTGCTTCTGGGGCTGGCTCTGGGGGCGTCGATATGCCTATGGGTTTAAAAGGCATACAAAGTAAACAAGGAGAAAATTTTTTAGATAAGCATTTCGTAGGACACGAAGGCTTGATTAATAGACCCATTGAAGTTAGAAGCAGTGTAGAAGGCGCAAAAAAAGCCAAGTTATCTTTAAAAGCCGTCACAGACACGATTGCCGCTAATCCCATGCTTGGTTTACAACAAAATACACATTTTAAAGCTATGAACTATCTGGGGGAAAGGTTTGCACTCGGAGATGATAAAGTAAACTTGCCCGCTTTAAATGCCCTAAGAAATACAAAGAATCAAAAATTTAATGAGATCACTAAAGATAAAATAGATAAAGTTAAAAGTGGTGGCTTTATTCCAAATTTCGTTAAATATCAAATAGGGCAAAAACTTCCCAAAGGGAGGGGTGCTGGCGGAAGACACTTGGCGGTAAGAGATCAAAATATGGCCATTCATTACGATCCCACTGCCATGTTTCATGCCGATTTAGTGAAAAAAAATAATCTAATGGGTAAAACCATGGACGGTGGTTGGCTCTTTCCAGACGGACGCTACGAAAAAATTCAGGGTCATGACGGATCAGGGCTACAGTACGGGGGTTTTGTTCCTAATTTTGTTTCTGCAAAGGGTCGTAAGACTCCGCTTTATGATTTAGATGGTACGATAATTAAAGAAGGATTTTTTAATTGGAACGATCCAAATGAAGTCTTAAAAATTACACCCAATGATTTAACCGCATTAGGCAGAAGGCTTCAATCCTCCAAAGAAATGGTTGATATTGCCACTGCTAGAGCCAAAGGTGACGCCCCAGCGATTAAAAAAGCTTTATCTAAAGTTGGAGTTAATGTTGGTAAAGTTATGCCTTTAGCTAGTATGTTCGGTAGTCAGAAAAAGAAGGGTGTTCGAAAACCGTTAGTAAATTTAACTGGCCCAGATAAAAAACGTTTAATTGCTGATAAATTAGATAGAGACTTAATAGATAACGAGCAAAAGAATATCGATGCGCTTGGGCCGAGGGGAATTTTTTATAGCGGAAAAAATAAGGGTTTTGTTCCAAACTTCGCGATAGATTGGAATCAAGTCCTTAGCGATATTAAAGCAAATGACTACCCTTCTCAAAGAGACGCAGCGGAAGCACTTGGAATAAATCAAGGGTCATTGTCTAGGGCATCTAATCCCAATTCGCGCAACGCAATGGCTCCCCAAAAACAACTTGGAACAAAAAAATACAAAGAACTTCAAGAAGAAATAAAAAAATTAGGCTCAAAAGGTTTGAAAAAAATAGGTGGGGCTGGTCTTGGAGTTCAATTTGAAAATGCTTTAGCGAAAAATTTTGGAGTTGCCGCAAGCAACAGTAGCAGAGCGATAGATTTTAATAAATCAGAAAACAGAGAATTAAAATCTAATGCAATTAAAGGAGGTATCTCAAGAGCTAAGTTAAAGATGGAACAAGATACATCTTTCGCTGATGCAATTTTTAATTCTAGTGGACACGGCGATGACTACATTATAAACAAATATATTAGAGAAAGAATAAAGCAAGGAAAAGCTCCGGATTTAAATAAAGCTTTACTTGGCAGAAAAAAAACAACCACATTAAGAAATGTAGGAGGCTTCAAGGAGCTAATTAATGGAGGAACCGATAAACCAATCAAGGCCCGAGAAAAAGTTTCTGATATTTTAAAATTTGGTAAAATACCTGAGAACGTCCTAAGCGCAAAAAATGCAAATAAAACAATTAGATTTAGCTACGAACAAGACTCAATCAAAGGTAGTCTTTTCTCTAACATTTTTAAATCTTCTGGTTTTATTCCTAACTTCAATGAAGTTTTAGGTTATGGTAAAGGCTCTTTGGGAGAGGCGATCAATAGAGAAATGTCTGCCACTGGAAACAGTAGACGAGAAATTGGTATCGGTTCAAACTCTGCGCTAAGAACTTCGCAAAACCCAATGGGTCTTGGCGTTTTTGATAAAAAGCGTGAGACTAGTTTAGAGCATGGAATGCAGTTGGCTCGCGCTGCTGGTATAGACCCCAAAACAAAAGGCAAATCACAGGGACACATTCCAAATTTTGCTCCAGAAAAAACAAGTGGATTTAGTGTGACAGATATCAAGGGGATTGGTTTAGCAGATGACGAGGCCGATAGATTAGCCGACGCTTTGGAAAGAGTGAGGCTCGCTTACTCCTCTGGCGGGGATGACGCAGAACAGTTAGAAAAAAGTACAAGAGAGCTTGCCAAAGACATGGAGTTGAGTGGCGACCGTCTCACGAAATTTAATAAAACAGTAGATTCGGCAGCCAAAGCAGGTAAAGCTCAAAGAGGTATTCTCGGTAAAACTAAAGACGCGTTTCTCAAGCCTAGTAAAGCTATGGAGGGTTTTGAAACTAGAGCCTTGGGTTTGTCGTTTGCTTTACCAATATTAACTGATACTGTTAAGAATTTAACTGGAAGCATGAGCGAAAAGGGAGACGCCATAGTTAACTCTCTTAGCTCTAGCATAAGTACATTTAGTGGCATTGCTAGTGTTTTACCTGGTCCCGCTGGTTTAGCCGCTGGAGGATTGATTGGATTAGCTGGCGCATCAAGTGGAATAGCAAAAGCCCTACAAGCCAAGGGAGAAGCCATAAAAATAGCGGCAGAAAAATCAAAAGAAGAATTTACTAAATTAAATAATAATCTTGCTCAATATGGTCAAGCCTTTTCTGAATTTCAAGATGCAGCAAAAAATACAAAAACCGCAGCATCGACTTTAATTAGATTAAGAGAAAAATTAGATAATCTTTTATTAGATATACCAGATGAGTTTAGATTTGAAATGGCAGGAATCACTGACCCCGCCGAACTTCAATCAAAAATTGCGGAGATTGTAAGCAAGCAAGCCAAAGCAGATTTACAAACTCAATTATCTGCTGGCATACAAGTTGATTTAGACGAAGCTTCTGGAGTGGTCAGCGGCTTGGTTGAGCTATTTGGAGGAGCAAGCAAAGAATTTAGAGATATATTCGAAGGCTCGAAAGGAGCATTAAAAGCCGACAGGTTCGTAAACGATATAAGAAAAGCAATAGACTTTAGAGATTTCGCGCAGGATATGGGTCAAGCGCAAAACGCTACTCAAATACATACATCAAGTCAAGAAGAGCTTATAGACATACTTGGAGACACATATGATGCATCTGCTCAATTACAATTAGTGTTAAGAGAATTATCAACAAGTGATTTCGCTAAATTTAGAAGAGAGTTGATTCAATCCGCAAACGCCGCAAGAAGAGCAAGACAGGCTCAAGAAGAGATAGCAGAAGCGCAGCAAGAATTCAGTTCCGAACTAAGGATTGGAGAGCAGCAAAGAGGCATCGGCGTTGCTCAAATAAACGTCGATATGGAAAAAGACGTAATGAAAAACCTCGCTGGCGGAATAGAGGCTTTTCTTGATCCATCTAAAATAAAAGAATCTGTTGAAAGATTTGTATCCGCCGCCAAGGCTTTGGGTCAATTCGGACCAGGTCAAAGAACTAGAGGCGGTATGGCCGCTAGAGGCAGAGCCGCCTTGAATATGGGTATTGAGGGCGTAGAGTTCTTGGGTTTAGCTCCAGAACTAGACACTACCACAGGAAGACTCAAAGAGGGAACAGCTATTGCACAGGCCGTTGAAGAAGCTACAAGAGGTGCAACTGCCAATGCAGTTACTCAATTAGAAAGCAGAAGAGACTTTTTAGAAAAACAACAACAAGAATCCGTAAGAAAAGGCGGCCAGCGTGATCCACTAATTGATGCTTTTATCAAAGAAATAAACCAGAGATTATCTACAGACGAAGGCAAAGAATTTATAAGAAGAGGAGCAAGAGAGCAAGTAATCTCAAGATTGGGCATTACAGAAGACCCAAGAACTGCGTTTAGTTTGCAGGATGCGGCTAGACGAGCGAAAGACCCAGCAAATGTACAAAATTTAGAGGGTGTCTTGGCTGGCATGGGAGGAGCAAATCCCAAGCAGAGACAAGAAATGATAGACTCAATTCAAAGACAGCTTGCCAGAGAAGAGCAAAATATAATGAATGAGTCTAGTCGTCTTAGATCAAAGGATCAACTGACTCCTGAAGAGCAGAAGAGGCTACAAGAATTAGATCAACGAAGATCGGATATTACTGACGCTTCAGCCGATTTAGCATCGAAAGGAAGCGGAATGAGCTTACAGCAACTAGCCGCACTACAAACGGCTGAAGGTAAGTCTCTTCTTCAAGAGGTAGACTTTGGTAGAAAAGACGAAACACCAGCAGAAAAAGCACTAAGAATAGCTAACGAAAAACTTACAAATTCTCAAGATGAACTTGGCAGAAGAATAGCAGAACTAACCGAAGCCATAAGAGAAAGACAACAAAAAGAAGAAGTTCAAGAACAGATTGACTTTAACAAGGCAGATGTTGATGGTATAACTAAAAGATTACGCCAACAACTTGGTGAGGGTGATATCGGTAGAAGAATCATGACCGCAGGAACTTTAAAGAATACTGATATAAATACAACCCTTGCTGGTCAGGCCATGACAGAGGCTATGGATAGCTTAGGAAGCATCTTTCAAACTGACGTTAAAGACATGGTAAAAGCGGGTCAGCTACTCATGACACAGGGTTCTGAAGGGGGTATCAAAGCACTGCCAGCAATCTTAGAAGCTTTGAATGTTACAGACCCCAGCAAACTCAACAGGGTGAGTGACGAGCAGATCGCCAGACAAACCGCATCAGTCGTGTCTAGATTCATGGGAGACAGAAGCACTGAAGAAAGAAGAGCGGCGCAACAAGCAGCTATTGCAATTTTAAAATCAGGAAGAGAAAAAGAGAACACTGCAACTCAAGAGTTGCTACAAAACGCTATAGACCTTGATCGAAAAAGCGAAGAATGGAGAAGAAAAAACGGGATTAGTATGATTGCTTTCTTGAGAGGCATTTATAACAACACTGCCCAACAACCAAATACACCCGCTCAAGCAGCTCCTGGAACACCAGTACCCCCCGCCCCCGCACCCGCAACAAGAGGGCCAAGTAGAATCGGAGATATTTTAAGAGGAGCAAGAAAAGAAAGCAGAAACACTGGCGTTGATTTAAATAATTTAATATTTGATCCAGAAACTTACAGCGTTCACTTGGCTGGACAAAGAGATGGAAAAACTGCCAAAGGCACACATACGTTTGCCGAAAGATACAAAAGAAACGCGGTTAAAACATACAATCCAAATAATTTATTAGATAGAATTCCGAAGGACGAGGAAATACCCGTCAATCGTGATGCAGAGACGTTTGCTTTGAAAGATTCCGAGAAGATGGATGGAAAAAAATACGACAAAGCATTTATGCTGGCTGGGGTATTTGGCGGTTTAGGATTATTGGGATATAAGCTCGCGAGTAAATTTGGCAAGGGCGAAGAGACCAAAAAGAAGAACAAAAATAAGAGCGAAAAGAAGAACAAAAAGAAGAAGGGTAAAACGCCCAAACCACAAACACCCTCGGTAACAAAACAAGAACAAGCTTTGATGGAGCAGTTTTTGAGAGAGAATACTATAACAGACCCTGATGGTACAGAAAGGCTCAAACAACCGACTTCAGCACCAAAAGCAGCACCGACACCAGTGGTAGAGCAAGTAAACCGCTACACCGACCCAGCAAAACTAACACCGAAACCAGCAGCGGCACCGACACCAGCAGCGGCACCGACAACTACAGCGCAGCAAACAATCCTAGAAACAACTCCTAAAACCAATAAACCAGCCATTAGAATAGGACGACCAGAGATACCAGGCTACGGCGGTGAGCAAATCGATCCAATCAAGCCCAAGCAGCCAACACCGCCGCCAACGCCAAGGCCAATGCCCATTAAAAAACCAAGGCTTGTCGCCCCACCAACGAGCGGCACACGCACACCATTGCCTCGGATAACAGCACCAAAGTCACCATCGGGTGGAGTTGGAAGAGCGGGTGGCGCAGCCGCAGCAATTTTCAGTAGTCCAGTAATGGGGGCAACGAGCTACTTCGACGACAAAGCGATGGTAGGATCAAATCCAGAGAGTCAATATCTCTCAACAGTGCAAGGTCTTACTATGGGAATGATTAATGACCCAACGTCGCTAAAAGACAAAGGTAGAAACATAGTAAATCCCTTGTTGAGTCCATTTGAACAATTTGCTGAATCTAAAACTTTAGGCGAAGCTGGAAAAAACGCATTACTGGGCGGTCCGAGGTTAATCGGGGGCGTTCTCAGTTCTGCGGGCGAAATATTAGCTACTCCTGGCGAACAAACTATCGGCAGACTCATAAAAAACAGAAAAGATAAAACGCGCCAACAGGCAGTACAAGCTCAAGCTGGTAGGAGTTTAGCCTCAATGGATAGTGATAAAATGTTCAGGCCAAAAAGCGATAGTCTACAGGCAATAGAAGATATAGAAAGAAATTTAGGAATTCTCGGTGGAGAGGGCTTCGGCGTAAATACAAATCCAGAAATTTTTGAAAGTTTATCCGCTGCCAAGCCCTTGATTCGAGCACAAGCTCTTAGTGGGGAAAGTAGAAACCTAGAGACGATGCTAAGAGAAGCTCAGTCGGCGGGAATGAATACTGACACAGGAAATCTTAAAAAAGCAAAAGATCGCTTGCAAGGCAACAGAGTATCTCAACTAAGAGCTATACAAGATGAAATGATAAGAACGGGGGCGTCTCCTGAAGAAATGGCGGCCTTCCAAGGCCAGTTAGACAGTTCGGGAGATGTTCAAGGGTTGATAGCTAGAACTCTCACCAAACAAAGAAAGTCTATTCTTCTTGGGGGAACACTAGGCTCTAGTAACCCCAGAAATCTACCTCAAAATATAATGGGTGAAGGATTTAATTCAGACTTGCTTCCAGATAGCGCGGGCGATGTAGCGGGATTACGCAGATACAGAGACTATACAAATCAAGCGTTACCCAGCAGCGGAAGCTTCGATGGTATAGGCGGAAGGTTAGCTTTCTTAAACCAACAAAGAGAACAAAAAGCAAAACGAGCGCGAGAACTAGCCGCAAGGCAAGCCAGACAAAGAGAAGAAACGGCGCAAATACAAAGAAATATGGATTATAGTCTTGGGTTCATGCAGCCAAAAAGTTTTGTTGAAGAGGGGGATAATTTAAAACCCGTATTTAGCGCACAACAGCAGCAATTTCAAGAGTTTGAGAGAATGGGTGGATTAGATTTCGCAGCGAACGTTTATCACGACAGATTCGGCGCGGGCAGCAATACTCCTGGTGCAGCGGATAGAAATATAGAGAGATTTCGAAAGCTAAAAGAAAATAAAATACATGAGCTTACTGCACAAAAAATAGGAGTCCATCCTGACCAACTTCCAAAGCGAAAGAACTTAGATCAATTGGGTCCAATTGATCCTATCACTGGATTACCTGTTGGCGCATCCGATCCAGTTGATCCTGTCACTGGGTTGCCTTCTCTTATGTCGCAACAATCGTACGAAGGGCCGACTCAAGCGGGAATGATAGAAAGAGGTCTTAAAATTGAACGGATGGAAAAAGAAATAGCTTCGGGCGCATACTCTGACATTTTTGACGAACGTGAAGCTCAGAAGCACCTTGAAGACTTAAAAATAGAACAAAAATTAAGACAAGGAGCTTTCGAAGAAGCTAGAAAATATGACCCCCAAATGGGAATGAGGGGGCGTACAATGGCCGAAAACTCAGTTTTATATAATGATCAAATGAGGATAGCTTCGGGGATGAATGGAGGCATTGATCCTGTTACTGGACTGCCAGCGGCTGCACTTGCCGATCACGATGAAATAAGAAGGCTAGTGCAGATGCAGGGCGGCTTGCGAGACAATACGGCACCGATGAATCCTTTCAGCTTTTCTTATGATCGGTTAGAAGGTTATGACCCGATGACTGGACAGCCAGTGGAACGTCCCGAAGCAATCCAGAATTTAGACATCTCAAATCTTGTTGAACAGTTTCAGCAAATGATCATTCAGATGAGAGAGGAAATGACAGGTGGTCAAAATCAAAATGTTGAAGGTGCGGCTGTTAATACTCAAGACAATACCCAAATCGTTATCAATGCTCCATCTCAAGAAGAACTCGCCGCAGCTTACCAAGCAGAATTAGAAAGAAGAATGGCGGAGCAAACACAGCAAGTAGCTGAAGCATTCAGAGCAGCAGGACAAGAGCAAGCAGCTAACGCTCTAATAGCAGTTGCGAACGCACCTGCTAGACCACCACAATCGGCACAAGGAGGATTCCCTGCGGGGCCAATGCCATACAGTAGATAATTTATAACCAAGGAATAAGGTGAAAACATGTCAACAACATTTCAAAATGCGTTAAATCTTAGCGGAAGCGCGGTATCTATTTCCTACGAGAATAAATACCTCGGAGAAGAATATGCTACTTACGCTCGATCAAAAACAATCGGGTTAAGAGGAATTTTGTTGCCAAGTAACAACAACAGTGGAATTTCAGATACTTTTTCTACATTCGAGGAAATTAGAAGAACGGCGACTGATTCTTGTCAAACCAATTCTGCGTTTATAATAAATGGAGTCAATTTCGGAACGGGTAGAGTATTGTCTGTAGATTTTTCTGAAAGAGAAAACCCTATAAGATTAGCTGGTTACGACATACAATTACAAGTTTATGAAAACTCATATGATGACGCAGCAGTAACCAGTTTACTTAATTCTGATTTAAAAGACGAAATAAAAAGCAGAAGACCAGATTTAATCGAGTCTTTAAATGAAAATTTTTCTTTTTCTACTTCCGAAGATGGAACGTATGAGTTTAATCATGATTTCAGCATAAGATACATTTCAGGAAGTGCTGGATATGATTATGTTTCAAACGCGCAAAACTTAGCTAGTCAATTTTACACCGAAGTTAACAATATGCCAGATTATGGCTTGTTTTCTGACAACGTTGGAAAATATAACGATGCGAATATTAGATCGTCTAAGATGCTTTATAATGAAAGCTACGATTTAGTAAATCTTAATTTTAGCTTTAGTAAAAAGTTTTCTTCGTTAGACGAGGACACAGCTTATGCTACGTCTTCTACATCCAGAAGCATTCAGAGAGACGAAGTAGGCAACTTAACCGTAACTGAAAACGGTAAAATAAAAGCAAAACAAAACAATTTTGAAAACGCCTATACTCAGTTAGCTTCAATTACTGGATCGTTAGGAACCGCTTACGTGGGATGTAATAATTTATTCACGTCAGTTTCCGCGACTTTCGAGGGGGGTAACTCTGATTCTCTTTTCTCTCAATATACAGAATTAGGATCAACCATAAACCAAGCAGAGCAAACTATTGATTATAATATTTCTTTTACTAATAATCCATCTTTTACATCTTCTGGGATACATGAATACACACAATCAATTTCTGAAGATAAAGTTGGCGGCACTTTAACTATATCAGAAAACGGCTCGATAAGACCCTATGGAAATTTAAGCGATACATTTGATGCAGTAAATGTAGTCTCAGGAATAGTTCATAATTCTGCATTTAATAGAGTCAATGCTTTGGCTGTAGACCATCAAAGTGATTGGGCCTTTGCTAATAATTACTCTAATTATAATGTTATAAAAGACTCATTAAATAGAACAAAATATAGCATAGGTTATCCAAGTAGGGGTGGGCAAGTTTCATACTCTTGCGAATATGTAGCCAATGGAACGTTTTTGCCCAGTTCCACCGCTAACGCTATCGGGTTGAATACTTTAACTGTTGAAGTGTCTGATTCGGAACCAACATTAATAACTAATTCACAACTCGTACCAAATGTTGGAGAAGTTTTACAAACTCCCGTGTTCGGTAAACAAACCAAACTTGGAACTAGGTCAATAAAAGTTTCTGCTCAAAAAGTTAGAAACGGAAATTACTTAACCGCTCCACCAAATATAGACACGCAGTTAAATTATATGATTACAATAGCTTTTGATCAAATGCGATTGATCCCTGTCGATTTATCCAACGTGAGGATTAGAGAGATGTTCGTGCGAGATTTAAATTATACTTTTTCTTCGCAAGGAAAAATAGACTTGAATCTTGAAGTAGGGTTCGTAGCCGAGGGCTATGATAGCTATTCTGCAAAACATGTAAAACTAAAAGCCAATGATTTAATCGAAGTAATTTAAAATGAGCACAGAGGTAAAATACAACAACGTAGACGTATTCGGCAGTCAGCCGACTCCTTTTGTAACGTTGTCTACTGACATGATTATTCATGGCGGTAGAAAGGCTCAAAGAAATAGCATAACTTTAAATGGACAAATTACAGGAAGTACGTTTAGCTCTTGTTTAACCGCTTCTCAAAGTATAGCAAATGGATTCAACAATGGATTTAAAACTTTAGAAGTTGTAGAAGATGGTGTCACCGTAGCTTCTTTTTCTGGATGTAAGGTTGACTCTATACAATTCAACGAAAGCAAATTAATAACCTTGGTTGACTATTCGATAAATTTATCAAATTATGATAACTTCTCTGGAACTCTCGGAGTTGTTGACCCCGCCGAAAACTTTTCGTTCAACATGAACGATGATGGTACGAGTACACTTACCCACGAAGTCTCCGCAAAAGGTGTATCATATGATGGCTCAAATCCATTTGACAATGCTAAAAATTATGTTCTGAGTTTAAGCGGATGGAACAATAAGATAACTCCAAAGTTTGTTAACGGGGGAGCCACCGCATACCCAATACTAACCAATACTTCCGAAAATATTGACAGAATCAATTCAACTTACTCCATATCTGAAAACTACACATTTCAAGATGGAGCTTCGAGCTATACGCCGATAGTTACTTATTCTTCGTCTCTTCAGAAAAATAAATCAGCAGATTTTGACAAAGTCGATATAACGGCAACAGTAAAAGGCGGAAAGTATTTTACAACTGATGAAGTCTTGGCCCACTCTAAAACTTTAGACCTACACGCAAAGGCTGAGTCTTTATCCAAGATAACTGACTTATTATCTAAACCTTTAAATTTTAACTTCGATCAAAATTTAAACAATAACACTGTTACGGTAAAAGCTAGTTACGATAATAATCCGCTTTTCGCTTCTAGCACTTGTTATTTTGACCATACTGTTGAAATGAGTACCGACGAGATAATGGGATTAACAACAGTTAGTTTAAATGGAACTATAAAGGGCAGAGGAAATAGAAAGCAAAGACTCGCTGACGCTGAATCTTTTGTAGAGAGTACGATAGAGGGTAGTGATTATCTATACAACTTAGCAAACACAATATACTCTAAGTTTTACGACAATATTACTTTTCCTTTAAGAATAGCAATGGACAACCTTTCTATAAACAGAAACCCAAATGCGGGAGAAATAACTGTTAGTGCTACATTTACAAATAAAGACTTTTTGAACAATACTGAACCAAACGGAAACTATACCTCGAATGTAGAATACACGGTCAGCGTTAAACCTAGCATAAATCAATACAGAGAAGCGGCGGCAGTTAATCAAAATGGTTATTACATAATTACAGATTTAAACGCAAAAAATAGAGAGACCGTTGACTTCTCTACAACTATCAACATTAATCACGCGGGTCCAAATGGAGTATACGGCGGAAGCAGCAGAATAAGTGAGGTCACAACTGACCCCTTATCTGCCCCGACTTCTCTTGGAGAGAGATTGGTTAACAAGATGATGTTTAACTTGGGTAATACATGGTTAGGCGTTGGGACTTCTGATACCATACTAATGTCAGAAAACGTAGATTACACAATGCAGAATAGAATAATATCAGCAAAGCAAAGTTATTCGCAAAACATACATAATATGACGTATAATCAAGCGTATGGGTACATAAAAGTAAGCTAATGAATAGAAATTTACTAATAGATTATTTAAATACTAATTCTCTAAATCTTGATGATTTGGTGGGTTTCTATAGCTTTGACTCTTATTCTGGACAGTACACCTTTAACGACAAAAATACTTACTCGTCTCAAGACTCAAAGAAAGCGTCAGAAAGTTACCCGCTTATTTCTTTGTGCGACAGTGACAATGTAAATACCGTGTCTGGCTCTGGGTATTTCGACGGAAATACTATAGCTAAAGTCGGAACAGAATTTAAAAATGAAGATTGGACAATACTGTTAAATTATTATACCACCGATTTTGCGTCTAATAGGAATCTAGGTAGAACTTTATTTTCTAGTATGAAGTCTGGCACTAGTGCAAGCGGCTTTAACGTAGGGCTGAATGGTGCTCATAAATTATATTTTGAATACTACAATAAAGACTCCCAAAGAAAAACATTTACTTTAGATTGCGAGTTGGGAGAAAAAAATATTATATCAGTAGTTCGCTCAAAGGCATCAAACAGCGTAACCATGTCTTTTTATGATGAGCTATACAAAAACGAAAAAAGAGAAACCTTTTCAACCGCCGACTCTATCACGTCTACCAGCACCGATACTATCCTATCAAACGATTTGTACGTGGGAGATTTTTATAGTGCTAGTAATGGTTATACAGGCTTCAGCGGGTATTATGACGATTTAATTATATTTAAAAATGCTATCGCAAGCGGAACAACGAAAAATTTAGCCAACTTAATGATAGCCTCTGGATATACAACCGGAGGTCTTACGACAGAGCAGTTTACTTTCTCTGGGGTTACAGGATTACCAACTTTGACTAGCGGGGTAACTGGTCAAGGAATAACTGGATATAGACAAGTTCAGTCTGGAGTCATTGCGTCGAGGTGTGGGGCGGATATTCCGATCTACGTTAACTCTGGCGTATCTGGCGACAAAACCGGAACAACCATAACATACAGCTACAGCACTGGTTTGTTAACTGGCACTAGAACAGTTTTTGCAAAACCATCAATAAATATTGATAATTCATTATTGGAAAAATACAAAAGAAAAAATATTACATTATTTTATGATGTTTCGGACTTAATTGACAATGTTGAAGTTAGGTCATTTACGGGTATTAACCCTGACGTTGGCATTCAAGCGGAACCCGTATTCTCTTCAACTGGGAAATACAACTTGGGTACTGGATATACTGGGTCGAATATAAACTTTTATTTAAACGGACTTTACCAAAGATCGGGCGCATCACATGACTTCTATAAAACTGGCACTAATGAAATCGTTCCCACAGGGGGCATACAGGATAGTGGAATATATCATTCTAATATATATGACAAGGTGACTGGAACCGCGAATTTCACTGGATACGAATCTGGAAATACAATCTACTCTAAGCAAATAATAGCTTGGGAACATAAAGATTTATATATCAATGGATTAAAAATGCTTTCTGGCACGGATCACATATGGTATGAAGGCGCACATGACTCTGTAAATATAGACAGAAGTAAATTGCATGGTTTGCCCACTGGAGAAATAGCCTTGGTTCCATTCATTAAGCATGATCACCGTTTTGTAGAATTGAATAATTCTTTAATTTCTAACCCATCTGGCTTCTTGTCTCCTCAAGTATGGTACAACGGACAGAGGATTATAATTAATAAAAATTATAAATTAGTATCAGACAACAGCTTGCTTGCTAATGACAATAAAATTAGATTTGTTGATAGTTTTAGCGTATATAATGGAGAGGAGCAAGGATTTTAAATGGCAAAAAGAAACGCAGAAATAGTACATTTAAGTGGATTCCCTGCTGGTCAGGCTTTTGGCGGTTATATATACAACGTTAGTATAAATGAGGGCGGTTCTAGACAGCCAACTTCATTTGAAATCAGCGTAATGAATGAAACGGGCGAGTATGAAATATACCCAGAAAATCTTTCTACTATTTTTCCTTATACTTTAATAATTGGCAACAATACCAATATTAGTGACTCTCTTTATTATGACTCTATATTTTTAACTGAATATAATTGGACTGATACTACGTCTGGCAGAATCTTAAATTTAAAATTTGTAGATGGATCAATAATTTTAGATAAAACACATGTTCTTTTGTTTAACGATCAAGCTACGCCATATAACTACGGACCAAATCCATTTAAAAATGCTGATTCATGGAGAATTAAAAATCATTTAGTTTATATTCCAGTAGAATGTAATAACTATTGCGAAGATACACAGGCACCACCATTTGGAGAAGGAGCAAGAAATCCTTGGCCCCCAAGTCATCCTAAATCTCTTGGCCAACCCTTTGGGTATAAAAGAGTTGATCCCAATGGAAATCCCGCGCAAGTGAAATGGTATTACAATTCTTGGTCAGCTAATACAAATAATGTTTTCGGTAGAGCGGGGGGAGCGATAATAATAGGAGAAGAACAATTTACAAGTAACTCGTGTGAAATAGCCAAGGTCGATTATTCTTTTTCGGAGTTGCTGAGTATAATATCAGATAGTGCGGTTGGGATCGGAGTTCCTGTTTTTGATATATCTGACAGGGGTTATGGACTGCTGGGTAGCCCCGCGATTCAGGCTATAAGGAGAAATTTTTCTGGAGGAACTCTAAGATCGGTGTTAAATCAGTGGTGCGACCTGCTTGGGTTCTCTTGGTTTTACGATAATACAAATGGTTCAATCGGGGCGTACGACTTAAAAGCCCTAGATCAAACTAATCTTATTGGCGACATCAGAAAGAGAGTGGACGGTATAAAAGAAAATACTACCGTAAATAACCCCGTAGCTATAACAGATATTAAAAGTTCGGTTTCTTTAGACGGCACATATGCTCAAGACAACATAACGGTTTACAAAAAAGCCCCCAAAAGTTCCAGCAGAAACAGAAAGATAGATAAAAGAGTTCTATTCGAACCTTTGACTTTATCTCATATATTTCCAAGTAATGTGTTCGCTAGAATAACCGGCGGGAGAACAGAGAATGAATTAATTCAATCAGCGATTTTGGCTAAATACAATCCGACAGCTAGAACATTATATAACTACTATCTGATAGCTGAAAGAACCAATAACTTTACAGACATGAGCGCACTTTCGCAATATGGAAAGCCGCTCGGCATATCCCTGAGAGCGAAACTTACAGATCAACAAAAATTTGACTTGTTGACTTTAACATTCTCTACTCAAAGCCAACAAAAAGAGCAAGCTAAATACGGAAAAGACTCTGGAGTATTTTTAGGAACTTACAGTAAAGACTTAGAAAATAAATGGATGGATTGGGAAAGACAGGTAGCTGACTTTATAGGTCAATATTATTTTTTCCAGAAGCCTTTCGCAGATAGATTCGACTGCGTAGAAGGTTTATCTAACGTAATACAAGAATGGACAACCAAACCAAACACAGAAACCTTTCAAAGAAATAATTTAAATGAATTGCCTTTTAAAGATTTAATGAGGCATCCAGAAGGTGCGGTAGGTTTGAGTTCTGTTCTAACTAAAAATGAATTCTTTTTGTACAGAAGAACTGGAACTTCATATGGATTCAAGGACGAAGAGCTTGATAGCCTATTTTTTGAGGATGGAGAAGAGCTTTTAAAAGATTTTTTACCTTCTCACAGTCCACTTGAGGGTTCTGCGAAATTATTTTTAGACTCTATGTTGAGAGATGTGTTCCCAAACATTTATCCTGAATTAGAGCAATTACAAGACGAAAATAAAAGACCATCGTTGATATTCTTTCCTGATATAAAGACGGTTAGGAGTAGGCTTGACGTTGGTGTTATGCACGGCATCAGCGGACACACTTGGGTTAAAAATGGAGGCAATCCATTCATGAGGGGGCTTAACCCCAATTACCCGACATTTGAGCACAATAAAATAAATAAATATGAAGTTCTAACGAAGGAAGAAGAGACGGACGCGGACAAAGAATGCAAAATGCTTTGCGACTACGACTTAATTGATGAATTGTGTGAATGTCCCGCTGGTGATGTATATAGTCCTGACAACGTAGGACTTTCAAATTCTAGTGCTCGCTGGTTTAGACTAAGAGTAAAACAAGGGCAAGGGTGGAGTCCAGCGTTTTCATTTATCTTACCTTCTGAGTATCCTTATTCAGCTTATGTATCAGTGAGTACAGAAAGCACTCATCAGCAAAACGGCATCATTAGGCACGTAGGCGTTGTTGGCAATGCTGGTAATACGATGGAGTATAGAATAAGAGTTAATGATATAAGCAGCGACTTTGATCAAACGCAAGGAAATAAAGAGAGAAGTTTACAAGCTGTCGCCGCTGGTTCTGAGTCGGGCGAGGTGTCTCCCAAAATAATCATAAACGGTATTTTTTCTCCTGTTTCCATATATGATTTTCATGCCGTATCAGAACAATTAAACTACAGTAATTTTATGCCCAAGGAGACACTCAGCTTTACTATGGCTGGCTTAAATCTTTCAGTTTTAAGTCCTTATACCGACGTAAAGCATGGTTTTCAGGGAGCCTCAGTTAGCGTTGGTGACTCTGGAACCAGAATAACCTTTAACTACAGTAATAAACCACCGACAGTAACGAAAGAAGAACTAGCAATACAAAGCATAGGAATTCAAAGAGTTTTCTAACTATGAATTTTTCTGGAGCAAAATTTAGGTCTTTAGTGGACAGAAGTGGAATTACTTTTTCTTTTAATGGTTCCATAAGTAACGCTAGTGGCTCTGGTGTATTTGGGTTTTCTGGAGAAGGAACCAAGTGCGGGTTTTCTTTTTATGGTGGGAAAATATATGACCCTAATAATGTATATTTTTCATCTTATTCCAGCGGAGAAAATTTTACTATAAATGGAGCTATATCTGGGTCTAAATATCAATACTCATTTAATGGCTACCCAGTATCTTATGCAGGAACAAAAACACCAACAAAAATTCAAGGTTTTTATTTAGACTCTTCTGGGTGTAGCATAACATCTGACATCAAAGTAAATACCGACAAATACGAATACTCTTTGGCTTACCCGTCTACTTTTACTCATACGGGGGCGTTGAGTGGAACCCTCTCTAGCGTAGACTCAAATTATAATTTTCAAGTTTTTTCTGGTAAGGTAAATTCCCCTAAACATTTTATTATAACTGGATTAGAAACCAGTAGAACTGGAAGTTTGCCAATCAAAATACAATCTACAGGCGAAACAGTTTTAAACAAAGATTATACTTTCGAAGTTGACTTGTATACAAACTTTGGAACGATATCAAAAGATTTTACATCAGTAGCGTCCCTGCAAGACCCGACAGAAGGCTCTTCTTTTGATTTGGTTAACGCAGATGATAGTTTAACTGGCGGTGCTCTTTCTGGGTATAAAATATCAGTTAGCTCTGGTACACAAAACTACAATTCTCAAAATTATACTTTAGAGTATGATTTGTATAAAAATTATTCTGAAATTACATCAAAGCCAATTACAGTTTCATTAAAGCACTCGTCTGGTACAACTGGAATCTTTTATAATGGACACAAAGTAACTGGCGTTCAAATGGCTAACGCGGCCAATCTTTTATTCACGGGAACGCCGACGGTTACGTTTACTTCTGACAACTCTAATGATTCTCAGGCGTCTGGAACAGCCGTAATGAAAGACTTTATGACCGCGAGGCTGTGGTACAGTGGTGCGCCAGATTCTCCGGTTTACGATACGGTTACATTTAAAACTATAGTTGGGGTTAACTTGACAAGCAGCGGGGAGTATATGGACCCCACAAAAATTAACATCGGTTTTAGTGGTGGTGAATATTCTAGCTATCCATATATATTTGGTGCTTATGTTGACTCTTTAAATGTTAGGCCGAGTAAATTATCTTCTGGTTATTCTCAAGCAGTTGGTAGTCACGAATTCGACAATACTTTAGAATCTTCTCCAAGTAGTTATCTTTATACTTCTGGAAATTACGACAATATTTTATACCTATTCGACAATAGCATTAAATCAGCTAGAGCGGTTCCTTTGACGGCTACTGGTGATAAAGTTTCTAGGGTCGTTACTGGTATGTGGGATGTTTCAACTGGCGCGTTTACTGGTGGTTTTTATAATTTTAATACTCAAGGCTTTTGGAGCGGGGTAACCACCGGAGAATCCAACGAAGTAAATCACCCGCAAGGAGACAGGGTTGTAACTGGTTCTTATTTTAATTCTTCAACAACTTCTGAGTCTAATATAAAATTAAAATTAAGATACGTAAAACCAACCGCAATCTTTGATCGTTATATATCTGGCGTTGATCTAAAGATAATAAATAATTATTTAACTGGCTCTCATACAAAAAATACTACTTACGGTAGGCTTTACGAAAATCCACCTAGTATTTCTAAAAGCTACACAATGAAAAATATGCCAGTAATTAATAAAATTAAAGAAGCTGTTACTGGTCAAGTTTTACAAGGAAGTCCAGCTAGTGTCGATATTAAATATAGCTATATACAAAGCGGCACTTCTGGAGATTCGGTAGTAGGCGGCGAAATTAGACAGGTTGGTGATTATTTAGCTCAGTATCCAGCACTGTCTTTTGCTGACATGACGGGTATGTTTGGCTCTTCTTTTGATATGTGGAAGGGGGCTTTCGAATTTGCTTATACTGGGTTGACTTTAAACTTTATAAATTTAGGTTTAGAGTCAACAACTGGTACTTCTGTTGGTTCTACTTATGCGGTAGGAACAAATAATATAGGAGACATAAGAATAGGCGCGTCTACTGGAATAAACATTAGTCACGTTAATCTTCCTGTCTCTGGCAACAACTTTGGCACGAGTGGTTCTAGCGGTAGCAATATATTTCTTTCTACAGCAGAAAAATGGAGAAATGAAACATCTGGAACGTATTATGATGATTCGTCGGCCTCTTACATCAGAGCAACTGGGTTTAGTGTCGATATGGTTTCTGCTCATAGCATCGGTTTGGCCTTGGGAATCAGTAATCAATTTAATGCAAATTCTGTTACTCACACTGGCTGCGTAACTAAATTAACTAATCTTTATAACAGCGGACAAAATTTATGGCAGGACGCGGGTGTAAATTTAAATCCATCGTCAACTAAAACCAACTTAACAGAAAAAATCAGTGGAATGATCGGTTGCGACGTTGACGCAGTTACTTATTTGTATGGAACTGGAGCCTCTGGTAGCCACTCGGTTTTCGTCCAAAAGAGCGGCTTACCTTTGGTAACTGGCGAAGTTTTGCAGCTTAACAGCGCGAATGCTACTTTGCACTTGAGCGGCTCCGGAAGCTTAAACTTAACTAAAACTATAACAGGAGTGGTAGTATAATGGCATTTGAAACTATAGATTTATCAAAGCAAGAATCGCAAAAAGCTAGAGTGGTAGAGATATGTGACGATTTTCTAATATGTACTATACTGGGATTTGACTCTAGCGGTAATAAAACAAACATAAAAGTCGCCGTGTCTAAACCCATAGGTTTACGTACTATGGATTACTATGGCGGAGGAGATTATATTAGATTAAACTCTCAGTCTAGGAAGGGTAGCGAAACAAAAGCAAGAACTGACCCCCCCGTTGTATCGCAAGATTTAATAGGGTCAGGAACGCAGCAGTGGATTACCCCTTCTTATGAATCTGGGGAAGAGATATATATAACAAAAAAAGTATCAGATAGTACGCAAACATCCACAAGCGTAACAAAAGATTACTGGAATTTTTCTTGTTGCCCCACTGGAACAGGAGTCGCGATTACTGGAATAGTTTCGGACGCGAATACTGATACTTTTACTAGATTTCAGCACGGATTCACAAACGCAGACATAGCGACATTTGTTGATGAGTTTGGTAATATAGGGAATTCTTATTATGTTGGAGATGCCACGTCTGATACTTTTAGATTGTATCGACACGCAATTAGAACTGCGATTCATAGACTCGATGTAACCAATAGCTCAACCGGAATCAGGCTTTCTGGGCATGACGAGGAGACTTGCAATCCTTTCGAGGGAATGTCTTGGGGTGACTTGCAGGGAAGTGGATGCATAAAATTAGCGGATTTTTTAATAGATGAAAATAGGGCAGGAAAAAGCTGGACTACTTCAGGTGGCGGCGGCGGTGGCGGAGGTGTACCCGCTGGATACAAAGAACAGTGTATTAATTTATGCATAGAGGGAGCAGACGTGGACGGCAAAATTTTATTTAAGTCTGGCTGCTAACACATTTAAAGACTTATGCCAAAGAGTTATCACATAGGTTACGGGTGCGACTGTAGGATTATAAACAATGCTTGGAGAACCGGCAGTAATAGTCCTCAGATTCCTTGGTATTCTAATGCTTGTTGGACTTGCGGCTCTTGCAACAAGCAAAGATATGTGCTGGATAATAGTTGGAGTGGTTTAAATTCTGTTGCAAGTTATGACCCGCATGGGGCAACTGGACTTAGAATTAATACTAATGCATGCGGAACGCTTTTGTACAGTAGTCCTGTATATCTTGGACTTTATGAAGGCTGGACTGATGCAGCCTTAACTGGAATCGACTACACTCCAGATTTTATAACCCCACTTGAGGCATCGCCAGGTTGGGGCAATTTACACGGCACTCAGGACCATGCGAGCGGGTGGCATGGTTGCGAAAGCGGCTGCTCTGGCACGACCTTGTATAAGGCTCCTTTTACATGGACAACTGGCGGACCATTTACTGGACCGGACGATTATTTAGGTAATCCTACATATACTTATTCTGAAACTTCTTATATTCCATATTTTGAAAATTCCGATTTTAAAAGTTTTTATGCTGCTGACTATAGTCCTTTACCCAAAATTAATGCTGGAAACGCTCACCTCCTTGAAAATTGTGATTATGTAAATTCAAACAGTCAGTTGTTGGGAATGTTCGCAATAACAGACTCTAATGATAATAAGTTTATAGCAAGCACTCAGCGCGGAATCGCTTGCAGAAATGAAAATTTTCCTGCTGCATACAATTTAGATTATACCTTTGCCGTATTAGAAAAAAGTAATGTTACTTATAATATAAATGCTAATCAAATGGGTTTTTCTGTTCGTAACGGGATTGATAGCTTTGATTGGCGGAATCAGTGGTTTTTGGGAGGCGTAACAAGCAGTACAAGGCAGTCTGAAGATGGATTATACGTTAAATTTGCTTCGAAAGAGTGTCTTGGTCTTTCTGGTGCGGCTTGGAACACTATAACTGGTGAGGCTTATCTTGGTCGCTCGGAAAGCGAGCAACCCTTTAATCTCAGCCTTAGTCAGTGGGAGATGATTGGTTATGCAAGTGGCGTTCACCGTAATAATCGACCGTATAAAAGTTTCACATTTAAACGTTCAAATACGCCAAACGCTAATACTTTTGAACCATTTCCTGTTTCGGGTATTACAGTTGCAAACGGAGTTGCTTCGTATCAAGTTCCTTACATAAGCAAGGTATTAAAAACTGGATACGCAATGCCAGATTCCGATGCATTCGCCCTTCGCTACGGTTATAGTAGCCAAAGCAGAAACGCCGAGATTGGCTATGCTGGAACTGGTCCAACCGATGGAAATCTTAGATACAATGACCCTAACCATCATCCCAGAGGGACTTGGGAAATATCAAATGAATCTGGAAAAGACGCATTCGCTGCGAAGATGGCTTTGTGGGATAACGCTGGATTTACTTCGGATAATTCTTTTTTCGGTAGAAGTGAAATAGTTAGAACTTATTACACAGAGGGTTGGGGGTGTGAGTACAGTCCTATAAAATATCAGAATTTTATTAAAAAAGATTTGTGTTTGCAGCATCCTATACCTAGGGGGGGTTTTCGGGGCATGGGTCGAAGCGTTTCCTCCGCTTTTTCAAACAGAAGTGGCTATGCGGATTTATTGTATATTCCGTTTAGCGGCGGCTCTCGTTGGGTTACTACCGCAAGCGATTTCTATTATTTGAATGCGGAGACTCGGCGTTTCATAACAGCTAATTTTTCTGGTTATGATGATTATGTAATTTTTGATAAAAGAATGAAGGGCTGGCATGGAATCAGCAACTTAGCGGATAATTATTATGATTCTGCTTCGTGTATGTCTGAAGGTTTTATATTTCATGGTGGTTTGAACTTGGGTCTTTTCAGGCAGGGTAAAGTGAATTGCATGGCCGATCCAGAATTACCAATGATGGGTAGATATAGGCAGGGAGACCATCATTACAATAATAAAGTCTTTAAAGCTTCGATTGTGGAAGATTACTGCAAGGGTATCGAGCATCTATCATCTCTAGACTTGGAAAGAGTTTACGGTCAGCTAGAGCTTGGTTACAGCGGTGGCTACAAGTGTGGGGATTTTATCACTGGTTATTCTGGTTTGCAAAGACATGATTATAATAGTTGGCTGGTGTTTGACGACGATGATCCACGGAGGGCTGGCGTCTACTCGCCGTTACAGGGGTCAGGGCGAGCAAGTGCAGTAATCGATATATCGGGTTTATATTTGCAAAGTAGCGGTTTTTTGTCTGCATTCGACCTCCCTCCTTCTCTGGCGGAGTTGGCAAAACTGCACCCCTACAGCTACGCGGAGAAGGAAGAGGCTGTGGCAGCACAGGCTAGGGGTACGGCATCTTGGGCGTTGGTAGCTAATTCGCCGTATGATCGAGCACCCGCCGCCACGCAAGAACAAGGGGCCAACTTCTTGAATGATTATCGATCTCAAGCCTCTATTAGGAGTGGCTGGAAGAGCGGAGACGTTACCTTTGGCGCGGCTTACATAGGTAGAGTCAAAGATGTAAATAACAACATTTCTTTTGACGTAGCAAGTGGAAGGTACAATTTAACTGGAAGCGGATCAGGTGTAGAAGCCGTGTACGTGGGTACAACTGGTTCTGCCATACCAGTATATGAAATTGTTGATCCAGCTTCCAGTTTAGATTACAAACCTTACCACGCAACTAGAATCCAAAACTCGTCAGACAGAAAGTATTTGCTCGCTACAGATGGTGATAAAATAGTGAGAGTGGGTTCTGGAATGGGTTATTTTGACTCAAATACAGATTATCAGCTTGCAACTTACGGTGTACCTTTTAATCTTTGCGGTATAACTGGATCGTATCCTTCTATGTCTGTGGATATATATTGGGATGGAAATCAGTGGGGAGGCTCGGTAACCGAGGGAGAAGCGGTTGTAACACCAAATAGAACAAAAATTTACAACTATCATTCTTTAGATGATATAAATCAAAAGTTTCCCTTGCACACTGGCAATGTAACTGGGATTTCATTCGCGGGTAAATATTTTATCGAAAGCCAAGATAATAGTGAACTAATGCAGATTAAAGACGGCAGCTATGGGTGGCTAGACAGGGACCGAGTAGTGAGAAAAGAGCTACTTGAAGACTCTGATTATTTTTTTGGGCAAGTCGCTGATGACAATAAAACTCCACTGCTTAAAGAGTGGTTAAATTCTCAATATGTTTCCGAATTGAGTCATTGGGCGTATCCGATTATGGGGCTTACTCACAAGCCAATGACTCATTATAGATCGGATAGGCGAGGTATACCGCATTGGGCCGGTGACAATTATTATAGAGATGCGGGTTCACACGCTGTAAGATTTCAAAATGTTTATCCAAATATTCATAGTACGAGCGCGGCAAGGTACTTGCGCGGGTCGCCTGAAGGCGGCACAAGTGAGGAAATGCCAGAATACGGATACTGGGAAAACCTAGGGTTAAATAGAGGTAATTGGCATATAGCGTACTACAGCCGAGACGGTCAATGGCATAGAAATAACACTAGTATACAGGAAAGCCCCAACTACTTTGATTGGTCCGCATACGGATTCGGTAAACATTCTGTTAACCCTATAGGAGTTACAAGTTTATATTCGGTGTTAGAAACCACAAATTCGAGCACTGGGATTTTGCATAGAATACCAACTGGAAGCGGCCTTCGAGCGGAAACTAACCCTAATATACCACTAAATGTAGCCTTCCCAGGCATGGGCACCACCAACGCTTACGGGCAGGTCGTTGACATTTACCGCGCACAAGCAGCAACATTCTTTGCTGGAACTTTATTTGATGGTCGTTCTAGCTCAATGCCGCTGTTCGACTACGGGGCTGCTGTTAACCTGTATGATTGGGGGGCTGGGTTTGCTGGTCGTAGCACTGGTGAATTATTTTCTGGTTCTCCATTGTGGCATGTGAACGAGTACACTGATTACTATAATGGCACTACTTATGAAGAACCTGGATATCCAGCGGGGGGTGGTGGTGGTTGGATAAATAATTGGGACACTATGAAGGATTTTACGGGGCTTCAAGAGATTCCAAGCCCTGAAACCCCCAGAGACATGAATAATACTGGGTTTTGTACCCAAACATCCTATGGATTTACCTCCTGTGTCGAACTATTTTACGGTGTGCCATCTGGGGGCGCAGCAGGAGAAGCTTATGTAGACATTCAGCCAACCGGATGGATCGTTTTAGGGAGCCAATCTGGAACTCATTCTTCTGCTCCTATAAATAAAAATATTGATAAAAGTGGATATGTATTTAATCACGATGCAAGATTTTCTAACATTTCTGAAGAAAGACGTACCGAGTATGTAACCGGAGGTTTATTTGGGCCAGATATAGTAAAAATAAAGGAAGGTCAATACTGGAGCGGTATCGATGGCAGTACGGTTACTAACCCTCAGAATAAATACATTGTAGACCTTGTTCCCACGGGGGGAGGCAAAATTTCATGCATGTACAAAGAAAGAACCACTGGAACCACCAATGGTAATGGAGATTGGTTTTACACTAGAAACACAAAAATATTAAAAATCCCCGCTGGAAAAAAATTAGAAGTAGAATTTTATAGAGATTGGACTCAAACCGGAGCGTGGACGATAGAAAATAACTGGAATCTGAAATCTGGAGATATGTTAGAAACCCCATATGGACATTTGTTCTGGCCCATGTCTGGCAGTGGGTATTGGGAAGAGCACAGTATATATTCATTAAGACCTCGTCTTGGCGATGGTCAGGAGAATTTTTGGACAATAGGCCGTGAGCCGTATGATTGGGATGGACATAATGGCAAACATATGTTGTCTAATGCTCACCCATTGATGGATAAAAAGTCTGTAGCTGGGATTGAGTATATAATGGTGGATTTTTTACCCACGGGAGCTAAGTTAATCTTTGAAGATACTGGCGGATGGCAAGTAGAAAGTAATCAAACTCAATTCAATAATGGTTCGTGGGTTTATTATAGCGGAATGCATCCAAATCCATCTGGGAAATTCATGCTTGATGGCCAGCATTACCCAGAGCTTGATGATCCAGATTGGTATGAATTCAGACTAGAGCAAATAGGCAGGGTAAAAAGTAGAGGGGCTACTGATCCAAGTAGTCCAACTAATACTAGTACAATTTTATTTGACATTTCAGGCTGTTGCAGTGGTGGTTCGGCTTTTTTAGGGAGTGGTGCTTCTGGAGCTATATATCCAGATTTTTGGTCTGGGCGAAGAGGGGATAACAATGGTTATTATTTTGGTAGATATGGAACTCAGCAATCGGGCTTAAACGTAAGCACGTCTCATAGAATATTTACAAGTTATGAAGTTGATACAGTCACTCACACGCAATTAACTTATACAGGAAATCCCCTTAAAAAGAGAGTAAGTGCACAGGCACAGGCTTTTCAGGGGTTGGTTTGGACTAGAGACTCTGATCTGACGAATGCAACTTGGTACGCCTTAGATGACAAAGGTGTCGAGAGGCAAGTAGCTAATCTTAGCCCTAATATATCACAGACTAAATTAGTGGGAGATTTAAAGCATTCTGGGTATCAGTTTTCAAATCACGCGATGTATGAAAGCTGGGATAATTACATAAAAAAATATCTTGGCAGCAGCTTCAGATTACTAAGGTCTGAGGACATCTTCACCAAAATGAACCCCGATAATATATTTTATTCATTTTGGACGGGTGGCAATACTGACCCAAGCATCAAAAAATATACAAGGGCAGATTATGTTAAGTCTGGTACTATTGAGGTGGAAACTACGAATGCGTGGGGTCAAACGCAAACTACAACCGAGACTGTTTATGCATCAAGCGCACCCAAGGACTACGTAAGGGTGGACAAAAGAACTCATCAAAGTTATGTAGACTCTCAATGGATAAGTACGGGAACTGGTTATTATCAGTTTACTGGCGTTGTGTTGAAAGGCAATGGAGATGAGCAAAACATTGGCAGCAAAATGCGGCCACGATCATTCAATACCGACATCAATCTCAAAGAGATAAACGACTATTGGCCAACTGGGCTGCCTCAAAATAACGTGTATTATTATGGCGACATGTTTTTGCATAATAGTTGGCAGATAGCAAGAGAGCCATGCTTTGATAATTGGATAGATCACATATCAGGCAGAAGTGGTAGTCAATATTTTTCTGACTTTTACGTTTTAGAGTTGGACGACCCAGCAGGAACTTCAACTAAACCAATATATAACAACGCTAATGGATTTAGGCCATATGCTCATATGGGCGCAACTGGCTCAGACTTTATAAAGGAAAATCCACATTTAGCAATGTTGAATTTAGGAACTGGTATAAACCCAGCCTCTTGCGCTAAGTTGAAATCAGTCTTTGAGTCCGCTGGAATAGAAATGACAGACCCCGCCGTTATTCGAAAGTTAACTGGGCTTTGGGCTAATTTAGAAAACGAATATCTTTCTCGTACTTATAATAGTGGCATAATCATAGCAAATGAATCTTTCGATTATTATTCAAATCCTAATAAATGGTATGGGTATCAGAAGACACTTAAATATGGAACTGGAGATTACGTTTATGACATGCTGGAATACGAAAGAACAAGATGCTGTAGCGGAACTGTCGAGGCGACAGGAGACCCTGATTGCGCGATTTATACGGGTCACAAGCTAACTGGTTCTCCGCTTTCGGGAACAGGAAACAGGTCGTTGATTGGAACCAATGTGTATATTCAAGCCGCTTCATCTCAGAACTGTTTTGGTTGTCCTGATCCAGCCGCAGACAATATATGTATGCAGCCCGCAGCGAGCATGTCTTGGTCTTCTCCTACTCAATTTTATTATATAAATAAATCTTTATATGCAACAGAAGATAAAAGCACGTATGGCACTAATATTTATAGTACCCCCGATATTATTACAGGACTACCAGATGGTAGTTGGGAGTGGAGAAAGAACTATGGTTGGTCAACTGTAACTTACGCGACCCTGTCTCCTTCTCCGCCTGTATCTAGGCCCACTGGCGATTTTATAATTCCTGCTTCCGAGCCTAGAACGGCTACTAAAGGGAATTGTCCGCCGATTGACCCATTTAACCCATTTGGCAATTTCGACTTCAACAGCTTCGGCGGCTTCGGCGGCTTCGGCGGCCTTCCACCGGCTGGACCTGTTATCTTTTAATAAGTTACTTATTTTTTATTCTTTGTATAAGTTCAAAAACTTTTGCTTTGGGAATATCTGAAAGCGATTCAAATGATTCGGCTCCAGACAGTTTTTCTTGAACTAACTTGGTTTGAATTTGCTTGAATGTTACGCCCTTGTCCTTCATGACGTTTTCAAGCAGGGCTTTAGGATCGGTAGATTTAACAGCCGATTGATCTTCTTCAAATATTTTTGTGTCGCCAAGCTCTTCTTTAGCTACAATATTAATCTTCAAGAAATTACGAACGCATCTCACAAACGCTCTGTTTTCGGCTATTGGCCCCAAGAAAAACTTAGCAAAGCTCTGGGTGTTCGATGGAGAGGCGTCTCCAATGGCTGAGAAGGTTACGGGTCTACCTTCTGTTTCGTAATTGGGAATCCAATCAATCGAGCAGGTAGCAACAACATAATCTGGGGATGGAGATACCACATCGTAGCGGACGTTTGTATACCCGCGAATCTGAGCTAACTCTTTAATTCCGCCAAGTAAAATAATTAATTGATAGTCTTCTAGTTTTGTTACGTCTGTTTCTTGTGTTCTTTGTTTGTTTGCTACTAGGAACTCTTCTTTGACCATTTTGCGCCAATCTACGGTTCCGTCATCGTTGAATACATAATTAATTTCAGGTTGCGTAATCAAGCCGCTATCATCTCTATCTACGGCTACTCTTTTAGTAGTTTTTCTTCTAGGCATAGTTTTAATATATCATTATTTTGGTTGTTTGTCAACCAATTTTCTTAACTAAAGCGAAATAATCCAAGTCTTTCCAAAGCTCTGGATCGTCCTCAATCGGGCATGGTACTTTCTGTGTTGTATTTGTGGGTTTGTGGTTTTTCCACGCCCAATCACTGGGATAAATTTTACCGCCGCTTAATACTCTTTTGGATGATTTATAATATAAGCTGTCTAAGTCGCATTTAACGTCTTTCTTGCTTCTTAATTCTTGTCTTTGCAAGAATGTTAAATCCATGTATTTAAACTTGAACTTATCGCATTCCTCTTCAGGTAAGAATGAAATAAACGCATGTTTGATGTCACACGCGTTAAGTAAACCTATAAATTGGCTCAAGTCGCCAGAATAAGACTTATCATAATTAAAGATTAATGAATTTATCTTGCCTTTAAAATTAAATAATATATTTGGGTTTATTGGCCGCTTGGTTATAATCGTAGCCGAGCCTAATTGATGTAAATAGTCTTCCATAAAGCTTTCATCAAAATTTAAGTCCATTCTGATTCTCATATGCTTAGGAAGCCCGTTAACGTCTCCGTATTTCTCTAAATGCTCATTTGGTACTACGTCTACAAAATCTTCATGATATTCATATCCCGTCTGCTCTGTGGAGTAAACTAAGTTAAAATCGATTCCCAATAAATTTAAAATTGATTTTGCAATGACTTCTGGTTTTATGGTGTTTATGGATTTGTCATTCTTTTCCACTATTCCGTAGCAGGGTTTTTCATCGTCTTCTCTCTCTGGCTCTATTACAATTTGTAGCTCTTCATCTCTCCAAAACGGACCTCTATTGGAGGCTAAGACGTGAGAATATATTGATGCAATTTTTTTACCCAAAGAGTTTGCTAGGTGTACATGGTAAGAGTCTGCGCCAAAGTGAAGGAGTCCATTTTTAATTATATATGCCTCCTGTCCGATTTTAGCGTTGTCAGCAAAAAGCGTATTCTTAAATCTGCGCGAAGACTCTTTTCCAAGCTGTAGAATTTTAATATTATTTTTTTGTAGCTCTGGATGTATCAAATCAATAACATCTTGCCAGTAGTCATAAAAGTTAGATTCTGAGGTTGTCTCTGTGGTAAAGGTTACATATTCGCCTATTGGTATAGGGTAATAGTGCTCAAAAATTTGAGGGGATTTTATCTTTAATCCAGAGGATAGCGCGAATCTTTCTAATACATGCATATTTATCCCTTAATATCAAAAGCAATTTTATCTTTGCCGTTATGTAAGTAGTCTAGGCTTCTTTCTGTTCCAAGGTGGGGTAGGAACGCTATTTCGAAGTAGCCTTTGTGTTTTTTTATTCCCTCTAGCCATAGCAAATCGTCCATTTGCTGAATATATGGTATCACTTTGTGTACGTACTCGTTGCCATCTAAGATGAACTCGTTTTCAGGTTGCGTTGCTACGTATAGATTATAGTTGGGGTATTGCTCGTTTATTGACTCGAACAGGCTGGTGGATAAAAATACATTGCTTGCGTCACTCGGCATCACGTACAGAATTCTTTTTCCTTCGTCGTCTTTATCTAGAAAATCCGCGAAGTCTTTTTTCTGTTCGCTTTCATTATCTTTGGCTGCTACAGCTTTAAAATGTTTTTCTACATCTTCTCTGGACATGCCTCTTTCAATTTGCTCTAGCCAGTGTTTAACTCCTTGGTTTTCTTTGTCCACTTCCATTTTTAGGATACCTTTGTATCCGTCAATTATCCAATCTACATCAGAGTAAATACTAGTGGGTATATCATAAGATGGGTCTTTCGTTTCCCCTTCTATCTTAAAGGATTCATAGTCAACTGATTTGGCTGAATCTATAAAATCTTCAAATTTTTTACCCACAACCTCTATTGAGAAATTATCTAAAGCCCATTTTCTTGCTTTTTGGCCCATCTTCTTTCTCTGTTTGGCGTTCATTTTGAAAACCTTGTTAATCTGCTCTGCTATGCTTGAGGGGATTGTCGAAGCCTTCTTAAATTGAGTGCCATGCTCTCGGTATTCACTCCAATCAAGGGGTAAAGAGTATGCGCCTTCTTCGCACATTTCTTCGCCACAGCTATAATTAGTGACGAGGGTGATAAGCTCTGCCAGTTTTGCTTCTTGGATAGGGTACTCTTGACCTCCAGAAGTAAATGGATGCACGTATAAATCCATTAAATTATAAACATCATTAAGCTGATCCTCGGTAACGCCATCAGAAACATTTGTCGTTATTTGGCTACCCTTCGATCCGCAAAATCTACACCATCTTTCTACGCCGTCAAAGCTTGTGACTTCATAATTCTTGCAAGCTCTGCAAATATAAGTTGTTAATATTTCCTTAGTTGGTACTCCATACTCTTTGGCTAAGGCTTCTATGCCCCACCCTTCTCCAAAGTGGGTGTGAAGTAGAAGGGCTGTTGGTTTATCGGGTTTGTATTTTTCCTTCCATAAGGCGTAGCCCTCTAAAAGATTGGGTACAGATTTTCTTAATTGGTTTCTGAACACGAACCCGCAGATGAAGGTATCTGGGTCAATGTTGAATCTTTCTCTGATTTTGAGTCTATCAGAGTGTTTTAATCTGTGAAAGTGTTTTGACTCTACTGGGCCGTGCATGGTCTTAACCTGCCCGTAACCCATTTCATTTAATGCTTTGGTAGCAAAGTTGGACCAAATCCACAAATTATCAACTTTTTTCGCGGCTTTTATTGCGGTGGGTAATATCGGCAGCGAATCTAGGGTAGTCCAGATTACAGAGTTTATATTTTTGAACCAAGGCTTGTCTATTGCGAAATCCACACCCCAGATATCTTGAGCCGCTATATACACATCGGGCTTGATTTCCTTGATTACTTTGTCTATGGAGTATGATCCATAACTAGCCAATCTCATTGCCTCTGGGTCTTTATTGAGGTTTTGCATTTCGGCGTTATCACTCGGTAACGTGCCGATGCTTTTCCAAGGTGTTCTTGAAAGGTTGGCGACTTGATCGCCTTCTCTCATTCCGCAGCAGTAGTGGTAGATATCATATTTACCAGTGCTATATAAATAACTTAAAAGAGCTTTGGAGCATCTACCAAAGCCCGTTTTAGCCAGAGAAAAGTCTGACTGATATAGAATACGTTTTTTAGCCATTACCACTCGTCATCGTCATCAAAGCTGTCCGTAGCAATTTGCGCTATCTGTGGAGCTTGCTGTGGGGCTTGATTTTGTTGTTGAGGTTTAGAATAGCTTGACTGAGGCTGCGCTGCGTCTTTGAGAGAGTTTTTAATCGCGTCTATCAACGCCTCTCTTAGAACTACGCCCTCTCCAAAAGTGAAGCCAATAATAAAGCTGGTTTTATTGGTTGAGTCTTCCTTGTCTTCTTTGTTTACCGAGTAGGAGTACCCAATTTGCTCTCCGTTTCTTTCGTATGGCCCAAAATTAATTCGTGTGACTTGATTTTTTGATTGGTGATAGCCGCTCCATTTACGGTTATTTTCAATCGCGTCAACAATCGATCCAGCTTCAGTGACATTTAATTTGATAATCACTTTCTTGGCTGGGTTATCTTTGTTCTTGCTGAACGAGCCTCGCTTGCGCGAGTCATCCCAAGAATCTTGCTTAATCATCGAAGACATAATTGATCCGTCTTCGGAGGTCCAGAACGAACATGCCGAACCTGTCACTTTTGCATTTGGTTTGTAGAATTGAACTCTCATTGTTTATATATGATAGCTTATTTTTGTGTTGATGTCAACTATTTTTTGAGTTCTGCGTACTTTATTACTGCTCTGTCCTGCACGGAAATAACGTCAGCAAAAACTGGTTCATCCATTTTTGTTCCTTTTACTATAACTATTTCTCCAGCCTTCGGTAAACCTCCGTTCATCTCTTTGCATTGTTCCAGCTTTTCTTTAAAAATCATAACTCTTACACTGGCCGTTTCATCTCCAACTAGTATTTTACCATATTTATTACCGTTCTTGGAGGTTCTTGATATTGCATCTTCTTCAACTCTACCCACAAAAACGCAACGATCTCTTTCTGAAAGTCCGTTTACGGTTTCGATGTGCATTAACCCTCTACGCTCGCAGGAAAAGATATCATACAATGTTTTACCATAAGTATATCCTAATAAATTTTTCTCATAATACCAATTAGTAAAACTTTCATTAGATTTATTATGGTTATATATTTCTTTGTATCGTTCGCATCGTTTACTTATAGTGTCTAATCTGGACTCTTTAATCATGTCTTTGCTATTTTCATCCTTAGAGCTAGACATATATTTAACCACTTTAACTAAATCATAATCGTATTTTTCTGCTAGTGGTATAGCTAGTTTCTTTTCTCTGTTGGTTAAAATACTCCAGAGTTGGGCCTCGTAGGCTACTTTAGCGCGTGACTGTTTAAAGCCTTCTAAAGCTCCAGCTTGAATCAATGGACATAAAACACTCGTACTCACGCCAGCTTCTTCTGCGGCTTGGAAGATTTCAAACTTATTGGAGTATTCGTCTTTGAAGTCGTTTAGCTTTTCGATAGATTTTTCAGATATCCCTTTAATTGAGAGTAGTCCAAATCTGATGCCATCTTCTTCAATGTTAAAGTCCATTTCGGATTTAATTATGTGCGGCGGGTGAAGCTGCAAGTTGAAGTAATGAAACTCTTTGTGAATCTTGGATATCTCCGCAATCGGATCAGGTTCGTGTCTAGTCATTTGTAGCAAGCTCATAAAGAACTCTTTTGGGTACTTGAACTTGAGCCAGATCGTAGAAGCGGCTAATGCTGCGTATGCAATCGAGTGAGACTTATTGAACGAATAATTTGCTGAGTCTTCCAGAATTTTCCAGAGCACATCTCCAATTTCTGGGTCTAGTTTATTTTCTTGAATTTTGTCAGAAATTTTTTGTTTCCATTCTCTGACCTGTTCGACTTTTTTCTTTCCTACGATTCGGCGTAAAATTTCCGCTTCGTCGAGAGTAAAACCAATCTTGTGAGCCATCTTCATTAACTGCTCTTGATAGAGCGCAACGCCGCCCGTCTCTTCGAGGATGTCATCAAAAAATGGATGAATTGATTCTGGTTCTCCCGTCTGCACATAACGCGCATACTGGTCCATGAATGATAATGCACCTGGTCGGGCGATAGCCAAAACCGCGCTCAACTGCTCTAGATTCATCGGCTTGACGGTTTGGCAGACCTTGTAGTTTGTCTCTGCTTCAATTTGGAATAACCCATGAGGAGTCTTCAGGTCTTGTAGCTGTCTGTAAATCTCAAGATCGTTGATATCAATATCCTCTACTTTTATTCCGATCAGTTTACATGCTTGGTCAACTACCGAGACGCTTCTCAGTCCAAGGATATCTAGCTTTACATTGAACTCAGAAACCCAATTCATATCAAACGACGAAACGAACGTAGACTTGTCAGAGGTTAATTCAGTCGGGCATGAGCTATCCATTTTATCATAAGAGATGGCAACTGCCGAAGGATGCACCCCCTTATTTTTTACAAGCCCTCTAAGCTTTAGAGCTACGTTGTAGACATCTTTATTGCTTTCGCACCAATTTTTGAATTCTTCTACCTCATCGTAGGACTCTTGAAGGTCTTTGACTTGGCCGAACATCTTTGGAATCAATCCTGAAACGCGAGTCATTTCAGAGTCTTCTATTTCTTCGATTATCTTACCGCATTCTTTGATTAATAATTTGGTACTTAAAGTATTTAAGGTTAAGATTTTGCTTGTTTTACCTTCGAACTTTTCTTCTAAATACTGCAATACTTTTTGTCGGTTGTAGTAGCAAATGTCCAAATCAACATCACACATCAGTGATCCATCGAGGTAGGTGATACCATCAACAATTTGCTTTTTCGCACGAATCTTTGAAACGAATCTCTCAAAATATAAGCCATATCTAACTGGGTCGATCTTGGTGACACCAATCAAAAACAGAACAATGCTTCCCGCTGCGGAGCCTCTTCCCAATCCTGTAGGGATATCATTTTTTTTGCAGAAGTTGATTACGTCCCAAACCAAAAGAACATAATCAATAAAACCTAAATCTTTTAAAGTCTCTAGTTCGTACTTTACTCTTTCTACATACTCTTTGTACTTTTTGGAGTTTTTCTTTAATTTAAGTTTGTTGAATCCATCCAAGCATAACGCTCGTAAAAAATCATAATTATCTACATCTTCACTTACTTTAATCTTGCGTTTTTCTTCATTTGGGATGTCGAAAGATGGCAGTCTAACTCCATGTAAATCTAAATCAATAAAATCAAAATTATCAGAAAAGTTATTCTTCGTCTTTGTCTTTCTTGCGGCGGTTTTTGCGGGGCGTTTTTTTACTTGTGTTTTTTGTTTTGGCATCATTTTTCTTGGGTTGTTTCTTGGGCTGTTCTGGTATTACGATATCTTCAAATGTATTTAAAACTTTTACTAAAGAGTCTACAGAGTCTTGATCTTTAAAATGATAAAAAACATCTGCATTGTCTGATTTTTCTCCAGTTCTTACAGTGACTAAGAGGTAATCAATTTTCTGCTCTTTTAATTTATCTGTCAGGTCGTAAACAAAATCCATCGACATATTATATAATACATCATTTTTGGTTAAATTTCAAGTTGCCATTTTAGTTTATTCCAAACCTTAATATTAAGCTCTAAATCTACGATTGCGTTGTGTAGGTTTTCGTAGTCGTGATCTATGCTGAACTCCTTGCCCAAGGCCGTCAGGCTCGATTTAAGCCCTTTTTTTCGTGTGTGGTATACTCGGTATTGGTAGGACGTGAAGTCGCTCTCAGGGCGGTATTGGAGGCCCATTTTAATACCTCTGGCGACACAGTTGGTGTCTATAACTTTATTAACTAAATGTTTCCAATCTGCGCCATGAGCCTCGTACAAATCTTTAATTAAATAAATATCAAAACCTAAGATATTATGACCGACAACGTAATCGCAGTTGTCTAGCCAATCTTGAATAGTTGGGAACACTTCATCTGGCGGAAGGCCGTGTTTGTCTATCTTTGATTGGCTGTATCTGGTTATTCTCGCGGCGTCCTCGCTTATCTTGAGGTTTGTGTCCCACTTTATAAAAAAGTCTTTCTGGGATACGCCTCTGTCGCCTTGAACTTTTATCATTGATACCTGCCAAGGTAAATTGTGACATTTATTAAGGCATAAATTTAATGTCTCACAGTCAATAAAAACTAGAGTTTTATCTTTGTCAAATCTAAGTAAGTGGTCGTCCATTATTTGTAAAGTCTTTTGCTGTCTTCGTCTCTGTGGAACTTGCTTATTTCTATTAGCGTTACGTCTCCGTTGGTAGCCATTAGTTTGTGAGCTTGCCCTCTTTCCATTTCCATGCTTTCGCCTTTTTTTGCGGTCATGCTGAATGGGTGCGAGGATGGTTTATTAATATCTCTAAGCATATCTACTCTCAGTACGCCCTCTAAAACATGGAATGTCTCGTGTTTGTGTACGTGATAGTGCATTGAGGTGGAGTGACCGCTTTTAATAAAAAGAATCTTACCGCAGTAGTCTTCTTTTTCGTTGTTGGCGAGCCATAATTCATACCCCCACTCTTTCTTTACTTTCTTGGGTTCAAACGGAGTCATTTTGCTCTTTCCAGCTTTCTAGGCTAAATTTATCACTCGACATGTGATCCAAGTTCGGCTTGTTCAGGGTACTTCTGTTGTTAATGCATCTAAATGTTAAATAAGCTTTAAAGTCTTTGTTGTGCGCGTAGTATACGCTTTTTGCTTTTTGAACTTCGTATCCATTCGAGGAAGAGTATTCTTCGACTTTTGATTTAATTATGTAGTCGAAGGGGATGTCGTTATCCTCGACAAAGAAGATTGGCTTGGTAAATGTAAACTCTGGTACGCATATTGAATTTTGTAAAGTGTTCTTAAACAAGAACGAATCGTAGAACGGTACTGCAAGCATTAAGTCCTTATCGTCCCAGTGTTCTTCTAGCTTTTTAAAATCTATTCTTGGGGTATAATAAAACCCGTTTCTAGCTGCGTCGGTAGATATTTTAATTAGTCTTTCATAGCCTTCGGTGTTTTTACACAAGATAATATATTTGCACGTTTTTAGTAATTGCTCTTCTGAGCGTTCATTCATGTCTGAGCAAACGCTAAGTCTTAAGCCAAACACCAACTTAATATCATTTTCTTTCAGGTTCTTGTAGGCTTCTAAAAAACCCGTCATGGAATCGTCAACTAAAAATACTTCCTTCAGGCCATTCTTAACAGCTAAGTCTACTATTGAGTCTGGGCCATTCTCAATTAAAGAGTCTTGAGGCGAAAGGGTGAGGATGCTTCTGCCTAAAGAGTATTGAGATTTAAAGAGTGGTATCATCTTTGTTTAGAATATCAGTTTTTTTTATTTGTGTCAAGCTTAAAATCCAAAGCCGTCGCCTTTGTTGGATTGGCCTAAAGATTGATTATGCGCGGGGCATCCTTCGTAATGTCTTTTTTCGATTACTCCTTTGGAGGAGTCTAAGTCTTCTTCTTTCATTGAGGATTGTAAAATTTCACCATCTTCGTTTAAAAGAGCGTAATATTCAAAAGCAAATTTATGTTCGCAATGCCACATTGGGCTGCCGTCTTTTTTAAGTTGCCCTTGAAACTTAGCGAATCCGCAATTAAGTGGCCCCTTGAATCCTTGGCTTTTGGTTGGGCGTTCTTGATAGGCGGCAAAGTTAGAACGAGCATCTTCTTCGGAGTAGTTATTAATTATCTCGTAAATATAAGAAAGATACTCTTCGAAACCCTTTAACTGCTCTTCGGACGCTCTGATTTCTATAATTGGCTGCTCTGGGAATTTAAGAAATTGAAATTCAATCGAGGTCTTTTTTATTTTTGGCCATATTTGTTTAGCTGCCAAAAGATACGCTAGAGCTTGAACGTTGTATTCGCACTCCTCTTCTGAAAACTTCTGTTTACTGGTTTTGTAATCAACCATTACAATTTCTTTGGGATACTCAACGGGTTTATCTATATAACCCATAATCTTGTATCGCGGGTCTTCGCTTTCTAGTAGGAATTCTTTCTCTGGAGAATTTATCTCCGCGCCCTTCTTACCCAAGAAGTCACAATTCAGGGCGACCAGAATCATCTCGTCGCACATGATGTGATTTTCTGGGTCATAATATCCCAGTTTGGTTAAATTCTTTTTTACTAGTCTAGATATAGATGGAACAGACTCTATAGTTTTAGAGTCGGTTATAATTTTTATGTAGTCGCTGCGTCTTTTATCTAGTAATAACTCAAGAACTAAGTGGCAAACAGTTCCTCTTGCCGCGCCAGCATTACTGGATTTAGGAAGCTTTAATACGTAGTTGCACCAATACTTCCAAGAGCAGGTTTCTAACGTTTTAATTCTAGAGGCTGATAATATTTTTTCTTCAGGCATGTAAATTTTTTTTCCAGTTTTGTATTTCTTCGGGATTCATCTCACCGAAGTCTCCTTTTGTCGGTAACGAGATTTTGATTTGATCTGAGTCAAAGTATCTCATTAATCTTCTTAAATTCTTTTCTGCGGCTTCGTTTCCCGCGCTGTTGTTGGCCGAGTCGTTATTAAAAGCTAGTATTATTTTTTGAGCATCAATTCTCAATAGATAGTTTAGCAGACCCAGCCCAATTTGCAAGCCAAAAGCTACCGCTACATTTTTTATTCCATTTTCCCACAAAGACAGCATGTCGCCTATGCTTTCTACTATAATTACTTGTTTTTCTTGTCTGAGTAATTTATTGTTTACTTGCATGGGGTATCTCCATTGGCTTTTGTCGCCAATGTGTTTCCATTTTGGTCTTTTCGAGTCTGGGTTATTTATTAGGTCTCTACCCGAAACCCCTATTAGATTTTTCTTGCTATCAAAAATCGGAAAAACATATCTTTCTTTCATTTTTCCCACTTTAACTACACCCCCTCCAAATAGCTCTAATGTTTGGTTAGATATTCCTCTGCCGTTCCAGTAGTCATGCTCTGGTAGAACTTTCTCTAAGCATTCTTTGGAGAATACTTTGGTTTCTTTCAGGATTGGCTTTTGCTCTTTCGGTTTTATCGCTTCGCCGTTACCGTTTTTCTCTAACCACAGAACGGCCTCGTCTTCGCTTTTGAAGTCTAGAGATAGCTTGACGAGTTGCTTCAGCGACCCCGTCATGTTTTTACTGAAGTCTATGAAAGTGCCTGTGTCTTTTCTAACGCTTAATACTGTATCGCTGCTAGAGTCTCTGTAGAGAGGCTTCATGCGAAAATTTTTCGCATCTTCGGTTATGTTTGAGTAACCGATACTTTCTAAAACTTCACGAACGTCCATTATAGTATTTCTTCTCCGTCGTTTGGGTTCTCTTCTTCTGGGTTAAATCTTTCCATCTGAGACTCAATAACATCATGCAGGGAGCCTTGTTCCTCCACGTTAAAGTTTCTCACGGAAAAGTTTAAATAGTTATTCATATATCTAAATGATCCATCATCCATTGGTCTTCTGACTAAATCGTGATGCCCTGCTGCGTCTTTACCTTGAAATCTAGTCTTTAATGGTACTAGTTTGTGAGTACCAAAATTTTCGCCATCCGCCGCTATTTCGTCCAGAGTCTTTCTTCTGAAAATGGCAACGAAGCTGGCGAACCATTGAAGTCTATCTGAAAGTGAGATTGCAGAGCTATCATCCGTAATGTCTCCGCCTCTTCTATTGTGGTTTTCTCCAGATCGATTCATCTGCATCGCGGTCACAATCGGAGCATTTATTTCTTCTGAAAGTTTTTTGAGCTTGTCAATTTTGTCACCAATGGCTTGATGCTCTGCCCAGTTTTGGGCTACTTTTTCTCCGGTTAGTTTTATGTAGTCGTAAGATATTATGCATGGATTGCCTCTTCCCACTACGGATAAGTACCATCTTTTAACTAGAGAGCAAACTTGATCTACGTTTTTATTGCCGATGAAGGCGTGGTAACACTTCGCTTCTCTGTTTATGGTGGATATTTTATTTCTTACTTTTTGCGTCAAGTCTTGATTCTTGCGCCAGTTGCCTGTTTCTAGATACCACATCGGTACATCAGTGATTGCTGAAGCGGTTCTAAATTTAATATCTCTGGTTATCATCTCCGTGTCCAACATCAACACAGGGACATCGTTTATTTCAGAGCACTTCATAACCATGTTGTTTATCCAAGTTGTCTTGCCTTGACCTGGTCTGGCTACAACCGCGTAAAGATTACCTGCTCTTAGTCCTCCATATAATCTATTGAACTCTGGAAAAGAAGTTTTAAAGCCAACGTCTTCATTGGGTTCATTTCCGCATTCTTCGATCATGTCTTCCAAGTCTTCGTAGATTGACACTGGTTCTTCATCTAGAGAGTATGAGTTAATCTGCTGATTGTACATTGAATCACAATTAGATATAATATTATCTACGGATTCATTACCAGACCCTTCGATGTATTTCATTACGTTCTGGCATGTGTCTTGAAGCTCTCTTCTGATTCTTAATTTTAAAAGCTCTCTAGCAGCTTCAATGATCGCTTTGTGTTTGATTTGAGAAAAAGCTAAATTATCAATATAGCTATAAATATCAATCTCGTCCTTAAAGGTTACTCCTAAATTTCTTATTTTTTCGGCTAGTAGGACTTTATCTAGTTTTTCTCCAGAGATTAATGTGCTTCTAATAACACAAAAAATCGTTCTATGGACCTCATTAAAGAAGTCTTTTTCTCCTATGAATTTTTCAATTTCGGTGAATATATCAGGATATTTAATTAATCCGCTTAGTACGTGTTTTTCAATTTTTAAAGAATAGATTTGCATTTTCGTTTTTCTTAATATACCTTGTTTTTGGTCTTGCGTCAAGACCTGTTTTAGTTTTTGTAAACCCCTTGGTTCAAGGCGGGGCAACCTTGCTAAGTTTCTAGGTTCGTACTTTTCAATATGGCACTTAGTCACCAATGTAAGGCAAGCGCGAGCCTTCTGAGTTTCAAGTATCACGGCTTTCAGCATGGCACTCAGTCACCAGCGCAAGGTAGACGCGAACCTTAAAGTTGATTATAGCACAATATCGAACTTTGTCAAAAAGAATTTTTTAGAAAGCTGATTTATTTCATCTTCGTTTATTTCTATTAGATTAAAGTCATTCATTTCTAGCCATTCGGCTTTTTTTAAGTCTCGTTTAATTGACTCTAAATATTTCAATCGTGAGTCAGAGTGAAAAAACTTATTAAATTCATTATGCTGTCGCCCTTGTACTTCTATTGCTATTTTTTTTGTAGCATTTAATATGTCAACTGACATTTTAGTTCCGTACACGGGAAACTCTTCATAAACTACTTGACCTTTCCAGTAGGTCTTTAGGAATTGTTTTACTGTAAATTGTATCTTGGAGCGGGACTTTTTATCCCAATCTACAAGATATTTAGTTACGCTTTTTTTCTGTAGCTTGCCGTTGATATTTAAGAGTCTCATGACTTTTTGAGTGTCTCTCTAAATTTATTAAAAATATACTTTCCGATTTTTGGATTTTCTTCGAAGTATTTTCTTAAATTATCTGTACCTTGGTGCTGCTTCTTGAATTCTTCTCCGGTTTTCTCTTCAACCTCGGACATTAAGTCGTCAGAAATAGTTACCCAAGCTCCAGCTTTTTTAGCCATATCAAATGCAATGAGGTAGTCTACGACTTCATATTCTACCCAGATACTTTTGCCTCCAACTCTGCCATATCTTATTGGGTAGCGCACTAGAGAGCCAGTTTTTTCGTTAGGTGTCTTTTTGAAGACAACTTTGCACCAGTGTCCAAGTAGGTCTCCTTTACCATTTGGTTGGGTCGAAATAATATCTTTTAAATGTCTTTCTTGGAACTCAAGAATCCAATCACTGTAATGCAGCAAGGCATTACCTCCAGAGGCGTTGGTCACTCTGGCGTCAGTTTTTTCGTATGGGTTAATCGACACCTTGCTTCTGACTTGGGAGACCATATAGCAAATGTGGCCGCGAGTAGTCATGCCTAGTGCCATCTTTCTTAAAAAGTCTGAGCTTAATAAAGCACCGCCAGCGACTTTATTGGCTTCTTCTGGTGGTTTTTCCAGATCGTTCTTTGGAACTAGGGAGTCCATAGAATCTATGATGAACATATATTTTCTTTGAGATGGATTGTTTGCTACCAATTCTCTCATTAAATTAATAACTGATTCGTATACATTGCTTTTGTATATAAACCACTTATTTTCATCAGTGGATACTCCAGCGCGTTCAATCATTTCGGCAGAAAGTCTTCCTTCCGATTTGATATAAACTACCATAGCGTTGTCCATTTTTTGGAAGTTTTTTGCAAATGCTAAAGCGCAAGAAGTTTTTCCTCCTTCGGTTATACCGGACGCTCTAATAACTCCTGGTCCGATTCCTCCGCCCATTTCTATATCTAATAGTAAGGAGCCGCTGGAGACTACGTAGGATCGCTCTTCTTCGAAGTTGTAGTGATCTGCTTTGTTTGTTTCTAGGTACGCGCTTATCTGGTCAACTGGTGATAATCCGTCTTCTGCTTTTGTCGTTTTTCTTTTAGGCATCTTCTTTTAAAAAGTCTAATATTGTTTTCGTTTTAGGTTTGGAGGTTTGTTTATCTTCACCTACTTTTGTTTCTAGGATATCATACGTTACTGGCTTGCTAAGTTTCAATTTAATTCTTTTGACTTCTCGATTAATCCAATCGATACCGTCTTTACTAAGAATCCAAGCCAAACTATTTAATTTAAATTCTAAATAGCACTCTTTCCAGAATTTTTCGTGTTCAACTTTGGCATATAGTTTTTTGCCTAAAGCAACTTCTCTGGAGATCAAACCTCTATTTTTGTAAATAGCGTCTGGGTCTTTTAAGAATTTTCTTATTAACTTCTGATATTTATTAAGTTTACGCTTTCTCATCAAAATTAGCTATGTCATACTCTACCATCTTTTTGACGAGATTGCAAAAAGAAATTTCTGGATACCATCCCATTTCTTGTTGCGCTGGTATTGAGTTCCCTAGCAAAAGTTCAACTTCTGCTGGTCTGTGGTATTTTGGGTCGATTTTCACCACTGTAACATTCTTGCTTTGATGACCGATAGAGAAAGTTTCTTTCAGGCCGCTTCCTTTGAACTCTCCAGTATAGCCAGCGTATTCGAAGGCTCTTTCCACGAACTCTCTTATTGAGTGGGTTTCCCCGCTGGACAGAACATAATCCTTTGGTGGGGAGACGCTTTGATTAAGCATTAGCCAAACACCTTTAATAAAGTCTTCGCTATCGCTCCAATCTCTTTTGGCGTCTAGGTTCCCCAGACTAATTGGAGTAACTTTTTTGTCGTTTTTAAGTTGATTTACTATTCTGGCAACACCTTTTGTTATTTTTCTAGTAACAAACTCTTCGCCTCTTTTGGTACCTTCGTGATTGAATAATATTCCATGAACGGCGTACATGTTGTAAGACTCTCTGTAAACCTTGACTATATGTCTGGCGGCTGCTTTAGAGGCTCCGTATGGGCTTCTTGGCTTAATTGGGTGTCTTATGTCCTGCGGTGAGTAATCAACATCCCCGAACTCTTCGCTGCTACCCGCGCTGTAGAATTTACAGTCTGGTTTAAACTTTCTAATAGCTTCCAGACATCTCAAAACCCCCAAGGCGTTTACATCCATTACTTGCTCTGGCATATCCCAACTGACGCCTACAAATGAATTAGCCGCAAAATTAATAAAGTATTCAGGTCTTATCTCTCTTACTAGTTTGTCTATGCTAACGTCATCAGTTAAGTCTCCGTGGACTAATGTGAAGTTAGGGTGATCTAAGAATTTCTTTGCGTTTTCAAAGTTTGGGTTGGCTGAACGACGCATCATTCCGTAGACCTTATTGTCCGTGGCTCTTAAAAGGTACTCGCACATGTTAGCTCCATCTTGGCCTAGTACCCCAGTAACTAAAATCACTCTTTCTCCTTTGCTCATGATTTATTTATTTCTTTTTAAATTAACAAAATTATTTTTCTGTGCTAAAAAATCTTTATAAGATATCTCGCTTGGTTTGAATTGACTGTATTTGATTGTACAAAGTAAAGAATATTCATCTGTTTTGTTTAATGGGTGATCTTTACTTAGAGCTACGCTTGGTATGCCGCGAGCTACCGTTTCGCAGAGGGTTGTGGAGTTGTAGCTTATCACAAGCTCGGACTCAGCGCAAGACTCTATTGTTGACTTGGTTGATATTTTGTATTTTTCATCAAAATTATATGCTTTGTAGTTTTCTGGCCATATTGGGTGCGGGCATAGTATTAGCTCTAAATCTTTTATTTTGCTCTGTTCGTAAATTTCTATTAATTTCTTTTCCACTAATTCTGGTATCTGCTTCGCTGGGTCGTTAAGGGAAAACAGGGAACTGTCTGAGCTTATCTGCGTTACGATTGAGACTCTATTGGATTTTGGTTTGATTTCAATGGGGTCTAGTAAATTTGTTATGTAGCTTTCTACATCTTGTTTTTCGAAGGTGTAGTTGTAAAATTTCGGGTCATCGGGTAGTCCGTAGTTCACCTCGTCTTTAACTGGCGTGGTTAAAAATCTTAGGTGATCTTTTTGGGGGAGCAATCCCTGCTCTATGAATACCGTGTCTTGGTCTAAATTAAAATCTTTTAAAATATCGTAAAACATTCTGCATCCTAATTCGCAACCATTCCATATCATTGGGTGAATTGTTACGTTAGGGTCTTGAATTGACTCTAAGATAAATTTTCTTACATCTCCGACTCTCTCTCCATTTTGGAAAGCGTCTGGATTGTAAAGCATAACCTGAGAGTGTTCTGCCAGCTTGTTGTACAGTAGCGTTTTTTTTATTTTAAACTCAGGTTTTAAGTGAGCAAATAACGAATCCCAAATTAAAAATACATCTCTTTTTTCGTTTTGCATGTGCTACCTTAATATTTTAGCACATATGTAAGAAAGTTTCAATAAAAAAATGACCCCCGAAGGGGTCATTTATGGACTCTGCACGAGTGCTGGGTGGTGTCGGGTTTATTTCGCAGCTAAATCGTCTATTTTTTCGTAAAGTTTCTCAAACTGGCCATCTATTTTTTCTGTTATTCTATTCAAGTCGCTCTTATTAACGTATTTTTCGGGTAAGGATAATGCATGTTCGTGAAGTTTGTCTGAGAGTTTATTGTGATCTTCTCTGAGTTTAGCTATTTGACCGAACAACAATTTAACCATCCACCCGCCAAAGAAAGACACTAATCCAAAGGCTATATTTACCAGTAATTGAGTTGACTCGTCCATGTCACTTATATTTACACGATCATTTACAATTAGAGAAATGGCTTTGTTAAATTAATCTAATAAAGATTCCGTTCCGCCGCAATTTTCTCGAACTATATCTTTTTCATTTAATTCTACCCAGTAAATTTCATAAGCAACAGTATCCTCCACCGCTTCGAACATATGATATTCATTGGGCGGACAGGTTGTTATTTGACCTGCGCCTACTAGAGTTTCGTCTACAAGGTTGTAGTCATTCTTCCACGCGGTAATCTTCAAACAACCAGACTCAACAAAAAAAGCGTTGTATTTATACTCGTGCTTATGTTTTGAGCAGTATCCGCCTTTTTTAGCTTCGATTCTATGTATTTCTACATTATTTTTACAGAATAATGGTTGAGTAAGCCCCCAAACCTTGCCTTGTACATTGTTCATATTAAAAATCGTCTTCTAAAACTCCAGAACTCTGGTAATCTTTGACTTTTCTTTCAAAGAAATTAGTCATCGCTCCAGTGTCTACAACTTCAGACAGCCAAGGGAAGGGGTTGTTATCGCTATCGAATCGATAATCAATTCCGATACCCTCCAATCTTCTATTTCCGATATACTGCATGTAGTCTACAAACATTTCAGCGTTTAGCCCCAAAATACCACGAGGTAGAACGTCGTGGGCGTATTTGACCTCTAGCTCTACAGCCTTTTTAATGTGCTCTACCGTTTCTTCTTCGAATTTTTTAGTCCACACGGTTGGGTATTGCTCCTTGACAGTGTTGATCAGATATGTTCCGAATTTTATATGCAAGCTCTCATCTCTTAGGGTGTATCTAATTTGATCAGACAGTCCTGACAGCTTGTTTTGTCTGCCGAGTGCCAAAAGCATGGCGAAGCCGCTAAAGAAGAATGTTCCTTCACAAACAATATAATATGTAATTAAATTTCTAAGAAACTCTCTTTTACCTTCAATAGTTTTAGTTGTGAATTCTGCTCTGTTTACATCAGAGGTAATCTCCATTAGGAAATCGTCTTTTGCTTTGATAGATGGAATATTAACATAAGCCTCATAAACATCGCTGACCTTTAGGTTGAAGCTGTCGCAACACGTAACCACCGTCCAGTTGTGCAGTGACTCCTCGTAAGCTTGTCTTAATATATACTGGCGGCATTCTGGGTCTGTTACCCATTTTGCGACAGTAAGTAGTAGATTATTACCAACCAAGGACTCACTTCCAGCAAAAAAGCCCAGACATCTTTTGACGAGTAGTTTTTCATCTTTTGAGAGCGTTCCGTCTTTCCATTGTTCGATGTCGTTAGACATATTAATTTCTGCTGGAGACCAGTTGTTGGCTACCCCTTTGAGAAATAAATCCCAGACCATTTCATGTTTATGCGGTAGGATTTGGTTTACCCCCGCGATTTCTTCTCCAAATAACAATCCATTCTTATTCATTATTGACAACTTTCGCATGTTGGGTCTATAATTGAGCAAGCTTTAGCGGTAGACCCGTCCGCCTCGCTCGTGTTGGTGGTAGATTTTTCTATTTTGCTTGCTGATCGATTTCTTAGGTAGTAGGTTGATTTCAGCCCTTGAGAGCGAGCAAACATATACAAATCATTTAAATATTTTAGGCTAGTGTTTTTATTAAACAGATTTAAAGATTGCCCCATGTCGATCCATTTTTGCTTGGCCGCAGCCGATTCAATCAATTTAAATTGATCTCTGTCAAAGGCGGTGCAGAATCTATTCTTTAGTTCTTGGGGGATAATGTCATCACTTAGCTGGGATAAATCTCCATCAACAGCTTTAATTGCATCTACTACAGACTGATTCCATATACCCAACTCCTTGCATTCCTTGATGAACCATTCGTTAACTATCGTTAAGTTGCCGCTTTTGTTTTCATAAACGAACAATACAGAAAAGTCTGGTTCAATACACGGGGAACATCCTTGGATGTACGAGATCGTAGCTGTTGGCGCAATAGCCATAGTATTACTGTTACGTACTCCGTTTTCTTTGATGTCGTGTCTTAATTTTTTCCAATCAACTTCGGGGCAGAACTTCTTACCTCTGTGGATCATTGGCTTTTCGTTTAGGTACGACATTAGGTTCTTGTATGTATCTATCGGTAAGATACCCTGACTCCATAAAGAGCCTTCGTAAGATGGGTAGGTTCCTTTCTCCTCGGCTATCTTATTTGAATTTAAGATACAATGATACGAAATGAATTCGTAAAGCTCATCAGAAAACTTTACGGCTTCGTCACTAGAAAAATCTACTTTATAGGCGTGAAAAACATCGGCCCAGCCCATGCTTCCCGCTCCAACTGGTCTGTGCTTCAGGTTAGACTTTTCCGCTTCCTTGGTTGGATAAAAATTTAAATCAATTACATTATCCAACATACGCATCTGAACTGCAATGGTTTCAGAAAGTAATTCAAAATCAAGCTCATTATCTTCATTTAAGTGTTCCTTGAGGTTCACGGAGCTTAAATTGCACACGGCTGTTTCACCAACTTCTGTTTTTACGCCTAGTTCATATTCCGAGTGCTTTGTATGTAAGAATATCTCTGTACATAAGTTAGAACTATGCACTACACCCTCATGAGTGTTTGAGTAGCGCATGTTGGCGTTATCTTTAAATGTCATCCAAGGGTGACCAGTTTCAAACAATGCTCTTAGCATTTTTTTCCATAAGTCTTTAGCCTTGATTACTCTGTGGTTTTCTAGTTGGCCTTCATCAGCTAGTTTGCAATACTTTTTGTATCTTTTGTCGAACTTGTCGCCGTACAGGTCATGTAGGTCTCTAACGTCCGAAGGCGAGAACATATACCAATCTTCATCGTTTTGAACCTTTCTAATAAAAAGGTCTGGTAGCCAGTTTGCCGTGTTCATGTCATGGCAGCGGCGTCTCTCGTCTCCCGTATTCTTTTTTAAATCCAAAAAGTCTTCAATGTCGAGATGCCAAGGCTCCAGATAGGCGCAGCCAGCACCTGGTCTTTTGCCGCCTTGGTCAACTGCGATTAGGGTGTCGTTGTAAATTTTAAGCCAAGGAATGAGTCCTGAAGATTTACCGTTAGTACCCTTGACGTAAGAGTTGCTCGCTCTGAAGTTTGTGACATCGAAGCCTAGACCTCCAGCGAATTTGCTTTTTCTGGCCTCTTGCCATAACCCCTCAAAGATTCCATCTATAGAATCGTCAAATGTATTTAGATAACATGAGCTTAGTTGACTTCTGTTGGTTCCACTGTTGAATAAGGTAGGTGTTGAACAGCAAAGTCTAAATGTTGATAGAATATTATAAAATTTAATTGCAGATTCTTCTTTATTCTCCTCGTTTTTCGCTAAACCCATGGATACTCTCATCCAAAAGGCTTGCGGAGTCTCCATTCTTCTTCCTTGTACGTGAAGAAGGTATCTATCGTAGATTATTTGCAGTCCCAAGTATTTGAATTTTAAATCTCTATCTGGGACGATAGCGTCTGCTAGTTTTTTAAGGTCAAACTCAAGCATGTCCTCGCTAAGAAGCTCTTCCTTGACTAGCTTCTTGATATTTTTAACAAAGCTTAGTTTATACTGCTGGTCGAAAACGTCTGCATCTCTATTCTCACCAAAAACCTCCTTGTGAACGTTTGATAGAAGTAGTCTAGCTGCCGCAAAAGTGTAATTTGGTTCTTTTTCTATTTTTTGACGAGCACTCATGATGAGAGCCTTGTCAATGTCTTCTGTGGTTATTTTGTCGTAAAACTGTACGTGAGCGTCTAGGACGATCTCACTAGCTGAAACATCTTGTAGGTTTTCACAGGCTCTTTCTGCACATAAGTTAATTTTGTTTGTGTCGAGTTTTTCAAGTCTTCCATTTCTCTTCTTTACGTTAATTGCCGAACTCATTTTTTAAAAATCTTTCCTGTTGGATATTTTGACTATGGATAATATATTACATCAATTTTGATGCGAATAAAAGAAAAAAACGACGAAGGGTTAATATTTTTTATTAACAACAAAGTTAGAGTGTAATGTCGCCATTACCTCTTTCTTTTTCGTGCTTGAGACCCTTGCGTTTTTGGGAGTAATCCTTAAAAAACTTTTGCTGGACTTTATCTTCACCGTATCTTTGTTTTCTTTTTTCGCTAGATTCCTTGCTTGCGTCCCACAAATCCCCAATGGTTCCCGCTTTGTCTTGAGTGTATCTCATGAAGCCTTCCTCTGTTCCGTCGTTGCAGTTGTCTACTGAGGCATTAGGTACTGTCCAGACTCGATTCCACTGAACTCCTTCGCTGTCGATGAATTCATGTTTATCCTTGCAGGATTGCATGACTTCGATTATCTGCTCTGTTTTCGGGTGCTGGTAAAGATAAAACGGCATACTATTGGACTATCTCCAGTAATCGGTCTAATGACTTCTTTTCCGAAAAGTCTTCTTGTAATTTTAAGCCAGCTTCATTAACTTTGTTAGCTTGCACTCTTTTGATAGCTAACTCACAAGCACTTACGAAGTCATCCTCTTGCCAGTTTAAGATATTTCCTTGGTTTGATATGGCCCCCTCCTTGAAGAACATTCCATCGTAAACGGGTACAGTACCCTTTGGTTCTACTAATACAGAATTCTCTGAGGTTGCCCACTCTTTGTAGCCATGTCCATTTAGTATCACCGAGTGCTTACCCATAGCAACTGATTGAAATTCAGGTAGCCCCCAACCTTCTCCACCAGACATTCCGATGATTATATCCCCAGAGTTCAGGAAATCGTTATAAGATAAATTATCATCCATAAAACCCAAAAAATTAATATTAAAATATCTCTTCCCTTGGAGGGCTTGAGCTATTAAAGCGTTATTATCTTCTGGGGAAACAAACTTATTAAAAAGACTGCAATTCAAATAATAGTTTTTATTGTCACCGAACTTCTTCGCCCATGCAGATAGGATTTTAGCGTGGTGTTTTCTGTGTTCGAACTTGCCACCCAAGGTAAATGTTATTCTGTCATCCGAGAAGGCTTTGGCTTTTAGAGCTTTAAAATTATAACTATCAAAAGCGAGAGGCATATGCTCTACGTTTTTCAGTCCAGCAGATTTAAATACATCGCACGTATATTTAGAGCTAAAAATTAACTTCTCGCTACGCTTTGCGACATTAAGTTCATGTTGAGTAACTGAATCGGTCTCATGAAAAGACAGTAAAAATTGTCTATGAGATACAGAACTGAGACTGTCGTTGTTCAAGTGCCAAACTTTGAAGCTTGGAATGTTTGGGTCGTGATTCGTTAAGGATTTTGACAAGGCTTCCGATAAACTTCTCTGGAAGGAATCGTCTGGCTTTTGAGAGCTTAAATCTACTTGCCCAGCCAGAGGTATTACACCGCCCGTCTGTAGATTACGAGAGAACGCCTCCCTGAGCAAGCATGTTGATACTTGCCCAAAGGAGACGCCGTTAATAGGAACATTGAAGATTAAGCTCATTTACATGAGGTCTTCATCTGACGTGGTTTGGGCCACCGCCTGTTTTTGCTCCTGTTGCCCGTTGAGGGGCTTCGACTCATAGATTCGATAATCTGGTTGATTATCTGCTGTCTTTTTGTCGTTTTTAAATACGACCACCTTGCTAGTGGTTCCATCCTTGTTGGTCACATGGCCAGCAAGATATTGCATACCACCTTTAGATGTTCGCTTCCAAAAAGCTCCCATTTCTTGGTTTTGGTTCTTGTTTCCTGTGGTGTTACTTGTGTTTTCCATAACTTCTTAGAGTCTAGTTTGTTTTTGGTGTTTTGTCAAATTAAATCTTCTGAATTTTTACTTTTTATTTTTTTTGATAAAATGAGTCTTCCTCTTTCATGTAGGTTTATGGCGGTTTGTATGCTTATATTCATTTGTTTCGATATTTTACTCCAAGTTACTTTTCCTTCGTTTGAGAAGTATCTAAGCTCAAATACTTTTATTATTCTTTTGTCTTTTAGCTGCTTTAAGATGTTGAGTGCAAAGTCTTTTAACTCTTTTGGGTTTTCTGTTTCAACCGCTGATAAGGACTCTTTATCTATATGGTAGTGCAATTCTTTATCTTCTACGCAAAAATGGTTTTTCTTTTCGTTTATAAGGTTTAGGCAGTGGTATCTAGCAAAGTTACCCAACCAAGTTGAAAATTTAGCCTTTCTGTCTGGTTTAAAAGATAGCGCAGCTTTATAAATTATGTATTCTCTTTCTTTTAGGATGTCTGCGAAGCTTACTCCGCGAGAGTTTAGTGTGGCTGAATACTTATTGCAAATATTGTAGCATAATGCGGAATGCTTGTTTATTAATACCTTCAGGCTTTTATCGCAGTTGTTTTTCGCAACGTTTAGTGCTAGACGTTCATCTTCGTTCATTTTTATTTACCCCTAAATATATGACGGGGCGAACGAAGGAATATTTTAAAATTTAAATATTTACTATAAACCCAAAGAATCTATTACATTTTGTACGTGTTTTTCTATCTTTTGCTCAAACTCAGGATTATCTTCAATCTTAGGCCACTCCACCTTGATATCTGACGCATCCTTTAACTTCGGGTCGTTTCTAGCTTCTTCTTCATTATAGGGCTTCACAAAATGCATCTCTAACACGCCCTCGTTAGAGTTCTTCTTCGGGATGTACATAGAAATATGAACAATAAAACCATTCAATTCATGTTGAATCCAGTAAGCCTCATCTTTTTCGAAGTCTGCATATCTGATGTCGGTCACGATGGCGATATCGTCGGAATCAACATAATCCTTTAATTCTGGATCGAGAAGCTCGATCCAATGTCTTCCTTCGGAAGCCATTCTTTTTTGAACTCCATGCAACACTAAAAAAGGACGAATAACTTCTTTTTGCTCTCTAGAACAATCAAACGCACAAATTCCGTAGTGCTTTTTGGTCCAAGTGCTGACTTCTTTCTTGAGGGCGTCAGCCAAAGCGAATCTTACGACCTTACGTTTATCACCAATTAACTTTTTAAATATCTTAAAAAAAGTGTCCTTGCCAGCACCAGCAACTCCAGAAAGTCCGATAATCATGATTAATTTATATTAAGTTATTTTTGAAGAAAAGTCCAGACGAATTTTAAGCTGTGTATACTTTTTCTTTAGAACGAACACAACACCCCCCCAGAGGGGGGGATGCTGCTGTGTGACTTTTCTTCGTAGCTCTGTGTTTTTAACATGGATGAGACATTCCACACACACCGCAATCGGATTAAATCCGAAATCAACTACCTAAATAAAGGCGAGAGAAACCGTTCCACAGAAAACTCTACTTACATTGATTCACCTAGCATATTGCTTACGCTGGGGTAATGCTTCAGTAATTAACTGAATGTTTTTTGACCGTGCACGGACACGGACAGCCTATCACCCGTTGGCTAGGTAGCGGCCAGCTACCCCATCTACTGCATTCGATTGCCTCAAGGAAAACTCCACTGTTGTTTCTCAGCGAGCTTAAAAGGTATAGCCTTTTATTATCTGTTGTACAATAAACTGTTTTTGAACAAAAGTCAACTCAGGCTTCGTTATTTTGACTCGGCAGAGTTAAAGATTTGAAATGATTACATAAAATAACTAAATTATTAATGTCTTTTGGGGTTATTTCGGATGAGTTTACTCGGTCTGTTTGGTCTTCTATTTCATCGCAAAAAGAGTTAATTATTTCAGTTATGGCTATACAGGTCTGCGGCGGTATCTCCACTGTTTGCTCGTATTGTTCGAATGGTTTTTCTAAAACCCAAATTTCTTCTCCTTCGATTTCTTGTTTTTGTATTAAGTTTACTTTTTCTAGATTATTTAAAGCAGCCTTGAGGGCGGCGGTGTCTCTTTGTCTATGCTCTGTGATTAAAATTACTTTATTGAAATCTTTTGAGATACAAAACGAGTCATTGTCGGAAAACCACTGAAACAACTCATTAGAAACATCTCTTATATTCATACCTCATAATACGCAAATTCACGTAGTGATACAAAAAAAACTTGAAATTTCTTAAAATACTACTATAATGAACATATGAGTAATGACCTAGACGATCAGAACACCACGCCTACAAAATCCGTTGTAGGTAAAAAAAGAGGAAGACCAACAGTCAATGTCTCATGGCCTAATACTGAATTTACGGCTGAAGAGGTATACAATTCTCTGGAGAGAAAACTGTCTAGAGTTTCTGTTCACGCAAAGATAAATAAAGCTATTTCAGAAGGGGTGTTGGTTACGGTCGGTAAAATTAAACCAAGAACGGGAAGACCGAAAATGGTTTACAAACGAGCGCAAGAAGAAAATGCTTAGAATTAGCTGGGATCAATACGCCCTAAATTTAGCGCAAACTGCGGCAACCAGAAGCGAAGACCCCTACAAGAAAGTGGGGGCTTGCGCTTTGGGGTGGGACAATAAAGTTTTAGGGCTAGGCTATAACGGCCTAGCTTCCAATAAAGATGTTGATCTTTCGTTCTGGGAAGATAGAGATGCTCGCCGCCCCTACATAATTCACGCAGAAGTAAATTGTTTATCTCTATTTAAATCTGGAGACTGTAAGACACTAGCCGTCACCTTACTCCCCTGCTCTTACTGCGCTACTATGATAGCAGCCTACCATATTAAAAGAGTTGTGTATTCGGAAGTTTATGAGAGAGACAAAAAAGCTTTAGAAATTTTTGATTTCTATGATATTGAATTAATAAAATTATAATATGGATTTACAGTCTCTATACAGCCTTATTTGCGATAGTGTGATAAGCTCTGTTGTGGTTGTGTTCGTGTTAATTATATGGAACGAAACCAATGCTTTTGTGGAGTATTGCAGATTGCTGGGTTTTTCTTTGGAGGGTTACAAAATCCAAGAGCAAGCTGGCATACCGTTTACGGACTACTTAATGAGCGCGTATCATGAGAAGTTTTTGGTTAGATTGATATGCTGTCCAATATGCCTTAGCGTTTGGCTTTCTGGCTTGGCAGCTTACTTATTTGAAAATTTTTTAATATTTTTCCTTTGCTTTTATTTATCTTTATTTCTTTATTTTAAACTGAAGTCAACTATTAAGTCTTCTGATATTTAATATGAAACAAATGCGATTTAAAGACATGGAGGAGTTGATTATCTACTTTCAAGATAACGCAGAGTCTTGGGATAATTTTTCTTGGGCCAAGGAGCTAGTAAAAGTACACGCCGCCAAAATGAGGGGCTGCAAGTGCAACAAAGCGAAGAAAGAGCAAAATGTAATAAATCTATACAATGCTATGGCCTTCTCTTTGCAGCATAATAAGGAGTTGGCTACAATCCTCAAAAAAAATATGGACGTAGACATCCTAGTATTAAAAGTAAATAATAATGATTTAGTTTTATAATGAAAAAAATAGATTTCAATAAAAAAATGATCGGCAAGGACGTGATAGTTATCGCTAAATCTAGCCAATGGGAAGGGAGAGTTGTTGATGTTATTGGCGATGATACATTAATCGTTAAAAACAAGAAGTCGGAGCTTCACGAAATCAGTATATACGACATTAGATCAAAATAAGATGCCAAAACAAAAACAAAAAAATAACGCCGCCGCTGGAAAGGGCGACAAACCGAGGAACTGCTTTTCAAAAGAGTTTCAAGACAATTATGATGAAATAGAGTGGGGAGACAGCCGAAAGCAAAAGAAGCCTTTTCGTAGAAAAAAAACGTATTGACATTTCTTAAAAAAGGTAGTACCATGATTACATGACGAACAAGATTACTGTTTTACTATTGCCGCTATTACTGCTCACTGCGAGCGGATCAGAAAGTATAAGCGAGCTAGACGATCAGCATAGAATCAAAATCTTTGGAGATATGAACCCAACCCAAGTCATGAAGTCATTTGGGCTACCTTTTCACCCGCTTCAAAAAGGCCCAAACGGCTTCCCACTTTGGCACTTTAGACCGTCTGTCGATGGCAAAGAAAGATTAATGATTGGCAACTTGAATCTAGTAGACAGAAAACTCAGAATAAACAATCGCCCAGTTTGGAGTATTAAGCTAAAATTCTACTTAGATTTAGAAAACGTCTCTGGCGGCTGGAAATGCTATTCTTCCATATATCACCTCACGGTAGACAAACACGAAGTATGCCCACTTAACATTTGTAATCCAGCATTTCCCTGCCCTCACAAAAAGTGAGAACGTTTGTCACAGTAAAGCTTTAACCAAACAAGAGTCAACTAGTCTCACACTAGAGCTACAACCCCCATTTTCGGGGGTTTTTTCGTTGGCACGTCTGATGCTCTAGTAAAGGCTATGAGTAGATTATTTAGTAATTTAATTTTGGATACCCTCAATGATTTTGGGGGTATGAACTATACAGACGGAAAACTCAGAGAATTTCCCAGTTCTGTAGATTATTTTTCCCATAAAATCAATATGGCAGGAATAAAGAAAGAAAACATAAAAGTAAGCTTAGAGGATAGATTATTGAAGATATCAGCAGAACAAGATGGAGAAAAATATAGAACCTCCGTTTATGTTCCCAAAAAGGCAGAACCAAGCAAGACAGAACTTAGATATGAAGACGGTATGCTATATATAGATTTTAAAAAATCGGACCAACATGAACCTGTCGAATTAAAAATATCTTAATTGCGTCACATTCAGACCCGCAGACTATATCTCCTAGCTGCGGGTCTGTTTTGACATGAATAAGAAAGTTACATTTTGCACAACTGTTTACCCACAGGGCTTTCAGGAGTACGCTCAAAAAACTTTTTGTAGCTATGTTAATTTACCTCCAGACTCAAGCCTAGTTTTGTTTACGGAGGATTTTGAATTAGATTTTAATTACGATACAAGTTGTGAAGTCAAAAAAATAGATTTATTTACAGCATCCCCGAAGTGCAAACACTTCGTAGACAGACACGCGCCCAACCCAAGAACGAACAGCTATAAAGTCAGACCGTATAAAAAGAACTATTTAAAGTTCTGCTATAAAGTATACGCAATGTGCCAAGCTTCTAGATTGGCAGAAAGTGATTTTTTAGTTTGGATAGACTCTGACATTTACATTAAGAAGGCGTTAGATGAAAAAATACTAGATTATATTTGTGATGATAATTATTTCATCGCTTATTTAAATAGAGAGAACTCGCCAACCAATAATCAAGGAACATATGATTACGACTTCTCAGAAACAGGCTTAATTTCTTTCAACTTAAAACACTCACAAGCCGCAAATTTTTTCGATATGTTCGAGGAGCAATACAATGAAGATTTAATTTTTCAGAACGAAGCTTGGGACGATACTTCTATTTTTGATTTGATCAGAGCGGGATTCGAAAAGTTTTACGGAGTGAAAAATAAAAAACTAAGCAGCGGAAAGGGCAAGTTCCCTCTTGAAGAGGTGGCTTTATTAAAGGAATACTTTTTTCATCCTATGGGAGACCGAAAGCTATTATCCGCTTATGAAAAAATCGAAAAAACATCTTGACCGAGACTCAAAAATATGTTACTCTATATCTAGAATGAATATTAAAAACATCAAAAACGGAAGCCTTTACACAGAAAAGGATAGCAACAAAGTTTGGAGAGTACGCTCCAAAGCAAACACTTCTAGCGTGTGGGTTACTCACCACAGCAATCAGCCAGAGTTAGTAAAAGCTGCTGATTTGCGACAAGCAAGCGCAAAAGAATGTGACAAATACCTGAAATAAACTTATAACTCTTACGTCCTAACTGTTCATCGCCTTTAGGCGATTTTTTAAAAAAATATTATTATGGAAAAAATGACAACCATCAGCACCACATATGCAAGAGTAGCGATTATCCTACTAGCATTAAACTTCGTATTCACTGGTTACGCTATTACAAAATTAGCAGCAGTTGGAGAAGATACGACAAAACCGAAAGAAACGAAGGCTACCACAAGCTCAGAAACCTTGAAAGAAGGGAAAACTGAACAAGAAGCCTCCGAAGAAGATGCGGAATAGTCGCTAAAAATACCCAAAGTTAAACAAACCCACTGCAAAAAACCAGTGGGTCTTTTTTTTGTATTATGTGTAATATATAACATGTATGGTAAACGCACTAATTTGGAGGGCCACGGAAAGTGGGGAGAATATATTAAAAAATTCCTAAGCAATTTAAAGTGTTTTTTTAGAATATGTGCAAAAAATTGCGGCTGCACACGACGAATAGGGTGTAAAAAAGATTGTAAATGTAAGTAAAAAAACATAGGATTTATAAATATGGAAGTCGATTTTACAAAGCAGATAATTGAAGCGAAAGAGAAGAAAACTCTCAATAAACCCTTCAGAACACCAAATGGTCCCAAGAAGTTCTCAGTTTACGTTAAAAATGAGAAAGGTAATGTAGTTAAAGTTAACTTTGGCGACCCGAACATGGAAATAAAGCGCGATGACCCAGAACGCAGAAAGAACTTCCGAGCCAGACATAACTGCGACGATCCTGGTCCAAAGTGGAAGGCAAGATACTGGTCTTGTAAAATGTGGAGCAAAAAAAGTGTTACAGAAATGACCAAAGGTTCTGAGCTTGACCAAGATTGGGATGGCGAAACTTTATTCGACATTAATGAATTAATTTCCACTAACCCCGCATTAGCCTTTGTAGAGTTAGAGTTGACTGAGACCGATTGCGACTGTTGCGACGAGGAGGAGTCTTTAGCGGCGGAGCCTAAGCCTAGCGGCAACGAGACGCATGATGAGTATATGACCCGTTGTCAAAAAGCGGGCTACACAGAAGAAGAGTGCATGGAAGCCCATAAAGGCCATAAATTCAAAAGTAGCTACGCCCACAAAGCTGGCCCTATGGAGGATTATGTTTTCGTGTCCAAAGAAGAGGCAATGAAAATGGCCCGAAAGATAGGCTTAGATGGAGTTCATGAGTCTGTAACCGGAGATGGCGAAACTTTGTATATACCAGGAAAAACAGAAGAAGAGTTTAGAAAGTGGTACAAAGAGCACGACGGCGTTGACGCTGGTTACGAAAAGGAAGATTACGCCGCTTCGTACTACAAAAAGAAAAAGAAGAAAAAAAATAAGAAGAAAAAAGGATATTAATTCAATGACAGAAGATTATCAAATGTCTCCAGACGAGTTCATGTCTGTAATGAGCACGGAGGAGCTTTCAGAGGCCAAGAAGAGAAGAGGTCCAAAATCTGGAGCACAAACCCCAGCTAAACCCAGCGAAAAGCGCAAAGGGTCTAAGAAGAACAAACCGGGTAGCGCAGGGAAGAGAGGCTCTAAAATAACCTTCTCTGAAAAAACAATTCAGAGCTTAAAAAACAAAGTCAAAGAACATAACGAGAAACACAAGAAAAAAGTAACACTAACCCAACTCAAGAAAGTTTACAGAAGGGGTGCTGGAGCATTTTCTCAAAGCCACAGACCTGGTCAAAGCAGACATTCTTGGGCTATGGCGAGAGTTAATATGTTTTTAAAAATGGTTCGAGGCGGCAAAGTTAAACAGTCTTATAGAGATGCCGACAAGGATATAATGAATGATTAGTTATGCCCCTACCAAATAAAAATCCAAAAGAAAAGAAACAGGATTTCGTATCCCGCTGCATGAGCGACGAAAAAATGAAATCTGAATTTCCAGACTCTAAACAAAGATACGCCGTTTGCATGAGACAGTCCTCAAAGGGCGAAGTTATAGAAGTCGAATATAAAAAGCAAAATTAAAATTTTAAATATGAAAAAATACGCTACATTAATCTTGGCCGTTGGAGCTTTTGCTTTCTTCGGATGCAAAGACGCTAATTGCTCATGCGGCTCTGACTGCTGCGAATCAGGCTCTTGCTCTGATGATAATTGCTCTTGTGTTTGCGGCAAGTGAATAAAAGATAAAAGTAATCAAGGTTAAGTTTAACCTTGTTCTATTCTTATTATTTTTGTTTCTGTACGGCGGTCTTCCACGAAGCCTTCTGTATAAAGGTATTCTACTATACACTGAGATTTGTGGTCATCTAATATCAAGCAGGGGTCATATATACAAATTTGACTCATGCTCCAATGCTCTGCAACGAAAATCTCAACCACATGATCCATTACCACTAATCGGTAAGGCGTATCCATGTTTTTATTTACACTCTAATAAAATACTTTGCCCACTATTTCATCTTTGTGAAAAAAGCCGAAAGCACTATCATTTCTATTGTCACCTATGACAAAATAATAATTTTTTTTAATTTTTTCGGAAGTTATTTCAAAATTAGTTAGCTCTGGCTTCTTGTAAAAATCTTTATTTAAAAGCTTGCCGTTTATAAAAAATTCTCCATCTTTGAATTCAATTTTCTCGTTTGGAAGGCCAATTATTCTTTTTACCCATATCTCCCCCTCGGTCTTAACTATAACGATATCGTAACGTTTTATAGGTTTAAATCTATAAGAAAGGACATCGATTAAAATAATATCCCCATTCTTATACCAAGGTTCCATGCTCGATCCGCTTACCCATATTAGTTTTAATGAGCTATGAAAGGCTAAAGCCAACAAAAAAAGCAATAAAACCAAGCGAAAAAGCTTGTTTTTTATTATTTCCATGACAGAAAGCTTTGTGTAATATATAATACGATGAACGCAGACAAAATTATAAAGCTTTTAATTGTGATGACTCTGGGCATAAGTTTAGCACTTAATATATACCAACATAGAGCAATTAATCATCAATCTTTGGTAAATGAGCATCTTTTTAAGTATAAATTAGCTTTTATGAAAACTATGCAGATATTGAACGTCCCTTCTGAACAAGTGCAGTTATTTTTAAACGAAATAGACAAAAATCAAGAGAAGTAATTATTTTATGTTAGATGCTTAATTTAAATAAGAACATTTGTTTGGTTTTAAATTCTAATTGGCAGCCTATAGCAATTAGGAATGTCAGAGACTCTATATGTGATTTAATGTCGGAAAATTACGATGCGATAGATGTCTCTTATGACGAAAATGGCGATTTATCGACGATGATGCCCACCAACTGGGAAGATTGGAAGAACCTAGAGATAAGGGAGGGCGATTACTCAATATCCTCGCCCAGTATAACCGTTAGAGTTCCTACTATTTTAGTAGCCAAAAGCTTCAGTAGAATGACCTACAAGTCAATTAAACTTTCTAATGACAATATTAGAAAAAGAGACAATAATATTTGTCAATATACCGGAAAAAGACTATTATATAATGAAGGGTCAATAGATCACATTATACCGAAGTCTCGCGGAGGCAAGGATACTTGGGATAATTTAGTATTATGCGAGAAAAAGTTAAATACAAAGAAAGGCAACAAAACTCCTGAAGAAGCAGGTCTTGAACTAATAAACCAACCAGTAAAACCAAAAATAAAACCGTTCTCAGCGGAAATAGAAAAGAAACAGCATAAAGATTGGAGCCATTTCATGATATGAAAAATGTAGTTGAAGATTTAATTACGGTTTTCGAGGAAAATATATGCAACCCAAGCGTAGACTTCAATAGGTGTTTCAATAACTTTACTGACATTTTAATAGAGATACAAAAACTTGACTTGAAAGAAAAAAACAACTATAGTAAAAATGACTTAATAAGGTTAGTAGATTGGGGAAATGAAATGCTCAGAATTAAGTACATAGACCCCAAACGCCAGATAGGAATAAGTTGCGTTAACTATAGAGAAGATAGATCGAGGAGCTTTTTTTTTGACAAATGAAATTCTACAAAGTTGAAGAACAATTAAATAATCTATACTGGAAGCACATAGCTTACTTCAAGAAGAAGGAAGATGCCGAAAAGTATATAGAACAGCACAATACTAAAGTGACAGTTTATCCAGTAAGAATAAAAGAATGCAGCTTTAGTAAGTTGAGCGATTTTTTAAATTGATGGCTCTGTAGCTCAGTGATAGAGCACTGGTTTTGTAACCCAGCGGTCAGCGGTTTGAGTCCGCTCAGAGCCTCCAGATTTTTAACGGTTATATTTTAAATGGCACTTTGGAAAAACACTAGAACTTTAGGATTTCAACCAGAACCCCTGCTGCATGACAGCTTGACTCAAGATGTTTTTCTCTGTGGGTGCGGCCCTTCATTAAAAAATGTACAATCCTCTGACCTTAGAGGGGCGGGGCTTTTCGTTGCCGCTCTAAACAACGCTTATCCACACATTACCCCAGATATATGGTTTGGCATGGATGACCCCCACTGTTACTCTAGACAAATCTTTTGGGAGCCTTTCATAAAGATCATGCGCGGAGGCTATCAAAATAGAACTTGTGAGGGAAGAGAAATAAGTAAAAATTATAACTTGTTTTATGCTGACTGCGTAAAATTTGATAATCACGAAGATATTTTTACCGTCAATTCCAATAACATTAATTTCATTTGGAAGAATAATGTTTTCGCGATAGCAATTCATGTATTAATATGGATGGGCGCGAAAAGAATTTATCTAGTAGGCTGTGATTTGAGTAATAAAAAATCTTCATACCATCACCAGCAACAGTTGTCAGATGACCATACGGATTACAACGCTAGACTATACAAAGAAATAATACGCTGGACAGAATGGCTACATAAAACCGCCAAAAAATATGACATAGAAATAATTTCTTGTACGCCAGAATCTCCCATAAATGAATTCATGCCTTATATGACAGTAGAGAACGCTAAGATAGCGTCAAGCGGCGGACTGCCAAAAGGGGGTGAGCTTTATCATACTAGAGATATACCAGCTTACTACAAAGGAAGCTTATCGCCAAAATAATCCAAACTCTAAATAAAATGAACTACTTATTTGACGTAGATGGAACGCTAACTTTTCCCAGACAAAAAATGGACAGCCAGCACGTACTTTTATTTCTAAGCTGGATGAACGATAAAAAGGTTTTTATAGTAGCTGGAAGCGACAGAAAAAAAGTTTGCCAACAGCTTCCAGCAAGTATCCTCGCTCGTTGTAGCGGGGTTTTTTGTTGCATGGCTAACGAGTTATACGATAAAGAAAAATTAGTTTATAAAAATAATTGGTCAGTACCAGATAATCTACTTTTCGATTTATGGAGAGAATTTGCAGAGGTTGAAATAGAGGGCAAAGGTAAAAAATGGTACGAAAAAAGAAGCGGAATGATTAACTTTAGCCCGATAGGTAGAGATGTCAGCAGAGAAGTTAGAAACAAATTCCAAGAATATGACAAGGTATCGAATCTCCGCAAGTCAATCGCAGAGAAGCTGGAGCCAAAATATCCAGACTTAAAATTTAAAATCGGAGGGCAAATAAGTATAGATATTCAGCCCAAAGGAGCCGATAAATCTCAAGCAACCAAATGGGTAAGAGAGAACGTATCAGAGGAAATAACGTATTTTGGCGATAAATGCGACGAAATGGGCAATGATTACGAAGCAATACAAGACACCTCTTTAAATGGAGGCAAAATATATTGTGTTAATAACCCAATGGAGACTATTAAAATTATCCAGACGATACAATAAAACTTTTTAAAAACTTTTCAAAGCCGCTTAGTATATTATACTATGAAAATTATTAAATTATCATTAATTGCGCTCGTAGCCTTTAATTTTCAAGCCTCCTCCAATGAAAAACCAATAGCAGACCACCTACAAGATGTATCTGTTACTATACGCTCGGAATCAAATTTTTCCAAAGGTGAGGGTTCAGGTGTGATTTTTTCGAGAAAGGATGCCGACGGTAATTTAGTAAACTTCGTCTGGACTGCCGCTCATGTTATTGATAACCTTAGATCAACTAGAAATGCCGTTATCGAAGGTAAAAGTAAAACTTTAGTCGAGTTTAAAGACCCCATCGTAGTCAAAGAAATTAGAGAAGGGGGCAGAACCGTGGGTAGATTAGAAATGGATGCCGAGGTTTTAAAGTATAGTGACGCAGATGATGGGCATGATTTAGCGTTATTAAGAGTGAGAAAGCTTAATTTTGTAACCGACTCGGTATCTTTTCACCTTGACGGTAAAATTCCGCAGTTGGGAACTGATCTTTTACACGTAGGCTCTCTTTTGGGGCAAATGGGTTCTAACTCTATGACCGATGGAATTTATTCTCAGCACGGAAGATTAATTAAAAGTTTAAATAAATTCGTTTTTGATCAAACCACTTGTACTGCGTTTCCTGGTTCTTCTGGAGGGGGAGTTTATCTCAAGAGTGACGCGAAATACGTAGGAATGTTAGTGCGTGGCGCAGGAGAAGGTTTCAATCTTATCGTACCTGTTAGAAGAATGAAGGATTACTGCGAGAAGCATAAAATTATGTGGGCGTTAGACCCGAAGGTCAAAATGCCCCCATACGAAGAACTCAAAAAAATGCCCATAGAACACGCCACAACAAAGGGTCATAGCGCGGAGTCCGAGGAGACAAAAGCCGCCAAGAGAGAATTCCCGTTTATGTTAAAGGTAACTCCTAAATACAAGATTATTCCTTTACCCGTTATTAAGAACAAGTAGATAAGGAGGTGCTGAATAAATTATACGGGTGCATAGGGGTGGAGGCAAAAGAACCCCAAGCGCAACATACACTAACCGTGTCCCTGTTGCGCTTATTTTTTTAAATATAGATATTTTTTTTTAAAACAACAACTGAGACTGTAATATAGTATGTGAACGATAGTTACGAATCAGTAGAAGTAACTGTCAATGGATTTGAAGTAAAAGTCATCACTTATAGTGTTGGTTTAGAGCGTTTATTAATCGTTGACAGGTACGACGATATTTCAGAAGTAGAGCTAACTATGATTGTTAACTACCTCTATGAAGAGGGCTTTTTATTCAAAACTCGCCCCAAAGTTGAACTCGTAAAAAGAGTTTAAATTTCACATTATTTCTTATTTATTCAAAAAATAAGCTTGATCTGTACCCAAAAATATGTTAGGGTATATTTACAATGAAGGCCAAAGAACAAGAATTCACCGAAAGAATCCAGCGTATTGAACAAAGCGTCGAATGGTGGGAAAGTAGACTTAGCGACGCTTTAGATCAATATGAAAATCTAAGCCCAGACGATGAAAGAAAAGAAGACTTAGAACAAGAAATAAAAACATTACTTCAAAGAGCCAAGTTTGAAAAAATTGAAATGGCTAAATTAGAGGACGAAATAAATCAATGGTGCGCCGACAAGGCTTTTACTGGCAATTTTTCGAATAAAAGAAAAAAATGAAAAAACGTCAAAAGGTTTATTTAGTAGTATCAAAAGATAAAAAATATACTTACGGAGCTTTTAAGTATACTCCAGAAGGAGAAAAGCAAGCTAAATCTTACGTTAAAGAATTAAAAAGTAATGGTGGAGACTTTTTAGTTATAGAGCAATAGAACAACCTGTGAATTACCCCGAACAAACAGACACGCAATTAATCAAATTAGCGTGTCAAGACGATAGAGACTGCGAGGCTTTTAACGAGCTTGTTGATAGACACCATAAATATATGTGGTCAGTGTGCATGAAGTTTGCTGATTCGGAAGACGAAGGCAAAGACCACTACCAAAAAGCATTAATCAAATCTTGGAAGTCTTTGCCCACCTTTAGAGGCGACTGCCACTTTAAAACTTGGTTTTATCAAATTATAAGAGGCATCGTGTACGATCATAGCAGATGGAAAAGTAGAAAAGGAGAAATTTCTCTTGAGGGTGTATTCTTCAGCGCGGGAGGCAATGATCGTCGTCCGTCAAGTGACACTACGGTTCAGAAAAATTTTCGTAGCCACGTCATTTTTTACCGCGCTTTAAAGAGTGATCAGAATCGGAAACCTCCAGAGCAAATGAGTAATGTATATGAGGCTTCGCTCAACAGTCAACCCACGCCCCTAGACAGTCTACTTGAACAAGAAGGAAACGTTGAATTAAAAAACAGCTTAGAAAAAAGATTAAAACCGCTTAGTAAAAAGCACAAAGAATGCTTATTATATATAGCCGAGGGACTAAGTTACGAAGAAATAGCGAAGAAGCAGAACATACCGCTTGGAACCGTTATGTCTAGAGTGTTCCACGCCAGAAAAACAGCGCAAATGCTTTGTCAAGGTTTAGAAAAATAATTTATGAGTGTAATACACAGAGGCTCGTACCTGCCTCACGCTGGTTCCTGAGTGCCAAGCTGAAAGGTGCGTGAATCGAAACTCAGAAGGCTCGTGCTTGCCTTATGTTGGTGACTAAGTGCCAAACTGAAAAGCGCGTCAGATGAAACTTAGCAAGGATGCCCCGCCTTGAAACAAGGGGTTAAATTTTGGGGGCGTACTGGATTCGATTTAGGGTCTGACGCCAAACAGCAAGCAGAGGATGATAGTTGGCCTCTTAAAAAATCTATTACAACGTCAAATGCTAAAGATGCAGTTGATATGGCTCCCTCGGTAGCTGAAGCTGACGCGATTCTCGCTCAGTTTGGCTATCAAGAAGCCGCGATGGCAGCGTAGTTCTGCTCCGTCCTACTCAGGATTCTCGCTTATGAGATAGGGCGACGATAGCGAGAAAAACACTGGTTGAGTCTGGTTGAGTCTCCAGTTGTTTAAAAAAAGATAGACCAAACCTTACGTGAAGTTGTCGGTCACAGACACGTATTGTATTAGATCGACTAAGCTTGTAGAACTTTGGAATTTAGGGTTCTAAAGACGCGGGTTCGATTCCCGCCGCCTCCACCATTTTTTTAGTGTAATATTATATGTGCCACGCAGTTCAAAACTTGAAAAAGAAATTACGCGATTAAAGAAAGACGCTCAAAACCTTGGATTCGTTCTGAGCGCGACTAAAACCGTAGATGAGGACTCCTATGTCCTAATCAATAAAAGTGCAGAAAAAGCAGTTTTAATTGGTATGACCACGGTAAATAGTCAGCGACGAGTAACAGCCTACAAAATAAATGTAAATAAATGGAGATGGGCCGAAGCCGAAGGATTTACTAGAGATCAAATAATAGACGATTTAGGTTCCGAAATTTTTAGCTCTATTAATATAAGCTACATCGCAGAATATCTTTATAAATAACATTGACTTATTCGCTGTTATCGTCTATATTCAAGATAGCATGAGTAAGAAAGAGCTATCTTTGCAGTTGCTATGTCAGCTAATCGACAGAGCGCAGCAAGAAGATAATAAATTAAAGTCTGTTTTGATTTCGCAAAATAAAGCCACGCAAGCGCAGGGCGACGGCTTCATGTTATATCACCTCAAAGCCTTAAGAGAGCTAATAGCCTCTATCGAAGAAAAGTAATGAAATATTACTTATCGGCCACCGTTTTAATAAAAACTAAATTCTTTGACTCCCTCAAAGAGTGGTTTCTTTGGAATAAGTTTATAGGCGTTGAGCATTTTTACATAGTAGACAATGGCTGCAAGCCCAGCCTTAAAGATTTTTTTAAAAACTTCTCCAAAGATATAACCTTTGTACCAGACAACGTTATTGGCTCTAGCTACGAAGTTCAGTCTTTAATTTATCAGGATATATATAAAGAGTACAAAAACGAATCCAAGTGGATGGCGTTTATTGACGACGATGAGTATATAATTTCTCCATTAGAATATTCTTTTTTAGATTTTTTAAAAACTATAGAAGATAAAAGGTGCTTAGAACTAAATTGGAGACTATTCGGCCCAGAAGGATGGTTTGTCCACGAGGGACGCAAATGGCACAAAAGAACATTTCTTTTAGATAGATATAAACAATATTCCACGCATAGATGTGTTAAAAGCATCGTAAACTGCACAAAGCTAAATGAAATTGAAACTGGCGGAGGGGTTCATAGATTAGTTTCTCATGGAGCGGTAAATTGCTTTGGAGAACAGGTTGAACCATTTAGCCAAACAAAAAAAGAATACTGTAGATTGATCGATGGCCAAAGATCACTTAACTATAGCGACCGGAGTGAAATTAAAAATCCGACATTTGTAATAAATCACTATAGCTTAAAAAGCTGGCAAGAGATAGAATATAAGCTCAAAGAGAGAGGGTTTGCTCAAGGGGAAAGAAATTTAAAATCTTTAGGAAAAGACTTCTCAATGTACAGATGCGAAAAAATTTTAAAAATGTTGTTTCAGTTTACCCAGCAGAACAATCATCTCAGAAAAAATCAATTCGGGAACTTCTTCTTCAAGAAGCACACGCCTAAATTAAGATTAGAGTTTGCGAGTTACTTTAATAAGTATAAGGAGTTATTCTAAAATGGGAATGTTTGACACCATAAAATGTGAATACGTCTTACCGATTACGGACGAGATTAAAAACAAACTACCAAATCAAAATTGGTCAGAGATTGAGTTTCAAACAAAAAATTTTAGTTGCGCTCTCGACAATTATCTAATAGAAGAAGACGGCGAAATCTATGTCGAAAAAATAGATAGATATTTAAATGAGAATGGAGAAGTGCAGGAAAAAAACTTCACTGTAGAAAAGCTTGATTGGACGGGAGAGGTAGAATTTTATTATAATTTTTTTGGAGACGATCAAGATTACTGGATTGAATTTAAAGCTTTAGTTTGGAAGGGTGAAATAAAAGAAATAGAGTTATTAAAATTTAAACCCTTAGACAATGCCAACAGAATACAAATACAGCAACATTTTAGAAACCTTGAAGATAAAGAAGAAAACAGAAAAAATAGTAAATTGTGGAAATTATTTAAAGTTTGGTGTTACTTGGTTCGATTGCCGCTGGGTCTAGTTAGATACATATGCTCCTATTCTAGCAGCTTCATGTGGAAGCTCGAAAAATGGTTAACTGGCGGAACTAAGCGGTTTTAAAATGATAATATCACACAAGCATAAATTTATTTACTTTAAGGCAAAAAAAGTTGCTGGAACTTCTACCGAAATACTTCTTAGTGATTTAGTTGATAAGGAAGATATTGTTACCCCAATAACGAAAGGGGATTCTTCGACCCACCAACCACGCAATTACATTGGGTTCAGAAATCATTCAACACCAAACCATATAAGGAATAAAATTGGAGAAAACAAATTCAATTCTTACTATAAGTTTATTAGTATTAGAAATCCATTTGATCGGGTGGTTTCTTGGTATTGGTGGCAAAATAGAAATGAAGTAAAGAAAAGTTTTAGAGATTTCGTTCTATCAAATGGTTGCTATAAACTTTCTCCATTTTCTGGTTGGATATTTCATGGAAAGAAATGTGTTGTAGACGATTACATTCGTTACGAAAATCTTGAAAATGACACCAAACGTATATTTGGTAAATGGTTTGATGATGATATTGTATATCCAACTGCTAAATCATCTCAACGTAAAGAAAAAAAACACTACACTGAATACTATGATGACGAAACTCGGCAAATTGTTGCGGAACAATACGCTAAAGACATCAAATATTTCGGGTACAAATTTGGAGTTTAGTTTTCGTGTCTTAATATATTATAAATTTTTTTTAGTTTATTGACTTTGTTGCCCTGCTCTTCCGACTTATATCTCCATTCGTTAAATATTTCTTCTTGTATTTGGTCTTGTAGGAACTTCAAGAACCAATCTTTATCAGATTGCGTTAACCTTTTCATTTATTACTCTCATTTCTTTGAGTTGGCCTAATAAATTAAGCGTGTTTTCGTAACGAATATATCTAGTTTTTATTGTCAATGGTGAATTTAATTCCGTATCTATTCTTATTCCAGATTCATTCCATTCTGGCAAAATAAAATCATCTACGTAATCCAACCACCCTTTTTTCTTTAAATATGGGTAAAAGAAATCAGTATCGAATTTACTTGCCTCTATGCAGACTGCTTCGTATTGTAGCTCTTGACGAGCCATCATAGTAAGATGCCTGAAATATAAACCCTCAGAAGGCGGATCAGAAGTAAGACTTGACGAAATGATTAAATTCATCTATATTATAATTTACACCTAAAGTTAAAAAAGCTTTTAAAATAATTTGACTATTAATTCTTTTTCTTCTATTATTTAATATATGAGATTAGACCATATAGCCTATAGAGTAGAGGATAGGTACAAAACATCCAAATTCCTCAAAGATTGCTTGGGATATAATATTGGTACTGAATTTCAAATAGAATTTGACGATGGCTCCAAAGCTGACTGTTTGGCTTTAACCCCACCAGAAGAAAGACACAAAGAGGTTTCTGAATGGGAGGTATTTTTAGCGGATTCCCCAGAACGAAAAGTCAGAACAAGTAATGCAGAGTTTCACTCATACCATGCGCCACCAGAGATTTTTGTTAGCGATGGCCCAGAGGGTTCTATAGTGGGGGATTGGGTAAAAGAGAAGGGGGCAGGAATACATCACATTGCATATCAAGTAGAAGATGTCGAAAAAACTATGAATGATTGGCTAAAGGCTGGTTATGCAGAATTTTACTCAGAAAGACCCTTAGAGTGCGAAGGACTTGTGCAAGTATTCACGAAACCCTCTTCGTTAACTGGAGTCATTTATGAGCTAATCAACAGAACGGGCAATGGCTTTTGCGAGGAAAACGTAAAAGCCCTAATGGAAAGCACAAAAAAATGAGAGACTTCGAGGGAAGAAATTATATCAACGGTGAATGGCGGGCAACCGCCGAAATGTACACTAAGATAAACCCCGCCACCGGAAAGGCCCAAGGCGCGTTTCCTTTAAGCGGTAGCTCCGAAGTAGAGAAAGCTCTTTTATCTGCACGGAGAGCTTTCAAAACTTGGAAAAAGTTGAGTAGATTTACTCGTTCAGATTACTTAAATAAAGTAGCTCAAATAATCGAAAGAGACAAAAAAAAGCTTGCTACAATCATATCTCTCGAAACAGGAAAAAACTATAATGAGAGCATCGCAGAAGTTAACGAAGCCCTACATATGGCTCAGTTTGCTTTCGGTTCTGGTCGTTATAGTCATGGTGAAGCTGTTTCTTCAGAAATTGCCGAAAAAGATGCGTATATGCTAAGAAAGCCAAAAGGTGTAATATCTATTGTAACACCATTTAACTTTCCTTTGGCGATAGGTATGTTTTGGAACGCTGCCCCCGCTCTAGTGGAAGGCAACACAATAGTAATTAAACCAAGTGAAGATGCCCCAATGTCAACTCAAGCCGCTGTTGAAATTTATGCGGAAGCTGGAATCCCTCGCGGGGTCGTTAATTTGGTGCATGGCGATGGTGCTACTGGTGATTGTTTGGTTCGTGGTGATTGTGATCACATCTGTTTTACTGGTAGTGCTGATGTCGGACAACACATTCGTAAAGTTGCTGCTGAGTCATGGCATAAAACTACTTCATGCGAATTAGGCAGTAAGTCGGCCTGTATTGTTTTTGATGATGTCGAAATGGATTTGGCTATTGAATCTGCAATAGCTAGTGCGTTTAAATTATCTGGCCAAAGATGTGTTTCTTCTGGGCGAATAATTGTTCAAAGAAGTATTTACGACGAATTTGCTAAGAAGTTTGCCGAAGAGGCTTCCAAATTAAAAACGGGAAATCCCTTCAAGTCAATGGTTGGCACTTCTGGCTGTCCAGACGGCATGGTTTGGGAAGAGCTTGTACCCAATGAAGATATTTACTACGGCCCAATCATAAACCAACAAGGCTTCGACAAAATAAGAAGCTTTAATAAAATGGTTTTAGATGATCCCGAATCGGAAGTGCTGCTATCTCCAACCTACACAGGAGAAGGTAAATCCTACTACTCTACCCCCATAGTCTATAAAACAGAATGGAGAGGCCATGAAGCTCAATACCTTAGAAACGAAGTTTTTGGGCCTCATGTAGCAATTATCCCCTTTGATACGATAGAAGACGCTATTCAAATCTACAACGACACTGATTACGGCTTGGCTGTAGGAGTATTGACAAATGACTTTAGAAAAGCTAGAATAATGCGAGACGAATGTGACGCTGGTATGATTTATTGGAATGGTGGATCAATAGCGGCGGAGTCACATCTTGCTTTTGGTGGCGTTAAAAAATCTGGAAACGGCTTCCCAAGCGCGGCTAGAACTTTTAGAGCAGTAACACATGAAATCAGTTGGACTGTAAATCATGCAGATAAATTAACGTTTCCACAGGGGATGAAATAACATATGAGTGAAGAAAAAGACATTAGATCGAAAAAGGAAATAGCTGCCGAGGTCAAAAAGCTCGAAGCAGAAACTCAGAAAACTCTAGAAGAAGCGAGAAGAGCGAGAGTCGAAGCGGACGTTGCCGAAATAGAGTTGAGTGAGATCAAGAGAGCTAGAGACAGAGAAATGGCAGGAGACTCAAGAAATTGTTTATATAGATTCAATGGAGAAGTTAATAGATCAAGCGTAGCTGGCTGCATGAGAACTTTGACGGAATGGTCAAGACTATATCCTAAATCCGACATTGAAATTATATTCTCTTCTCCTGGCGGTAGTATAATTGATGGATTTGAATTGTTCGACCACATTCAACACCTAAGATCATCTGGCCATCATATAACCACTGGGACTCTAGGTATGGCCGCCTCAATGGCGGGGATACTGCTTCAAGCTGGAGACACCAGATGGGTAGGCCATCAAGCTTGGGTCATGATACACAGAGCGGCTTTTGGGGCTTGGGGGAAAACTTACGAGATAGAAGATGAGGTTGAATTTGTAAAAAGAATTGAAGAAAGAATTTTAGATATTTTTACAGCAAGATCGACACTGACCAAGCAAAAAATAAAGAAAAATTGGGAAAGAAAAGATTGGTGGATTTCAGCAGACGAAGCATTAGATTTAAAATTGGTAGATGAAGTGAGAGCTAAGATGCCAGAACACGAGAAGAAAAAGAAAAAATAAATGGAATTTCATGACTCCAAACAGTTTGCGGCAGACGATGTAAAAGTCGCTCTGGTAGATATTGATGAGACTGTCTGCTACTACCCAGATAAAAGAAGGTATGACTTAGCGCAACCACTTACCAATAACATAGATAAAATAAATAGACTATACGACCAAGGCTGGCAGATTATCTACTGGACTGCTCGTGGTGGCTCTGACAAATCTAAAGCGGAAGGAAGATGCTACCACGAATTTACTTGGAAGCAACTTGAAAGCTGGGGGTGTAAGTTTCATGATTTATCAACTGGCTCAAAGGGCAAATATATAAAACCAGCTTGTGATTTAGTTATAGACGACAAATCGATAACCATAGAACAACTAGAAGGCTGGGAGGATTTAGCACCCGAAATATGTAGACAAAGATGTATAATTGAAGGCACTTTACATAATGAATTTACTCCAGAAGATATGACTAAATATGCTATTGATATATCTAGCGTTTTAAATATGTCTCTGGTGACTAACCCAGTTTTAAATCACGAACCCAAATACGGTTGGTGCGCTTTCGTACATTGGAAAGAGAGCGGTATGCACATATACACTTGGGATAACAGATCGCCCAAATTCTTTTCTGTAGATATTTATACTTGCAAACCTTTTGATCCAGAGGACGCCGTTAGATATACTAAGGAATTTTTCGGAGATAATTTAATCAAAGTAACTTGGAAGGAATAATATGAAAAAAGCTTTAGTTTGCGGCGTGGGAAGAATGGGCCAGTGCATAGTTTACGCTATGGACAGGTTAGGTTATGAAGTTATAGGTGTAGACTCTTGGGAGGGTGCGGCGGAAAATGTAGACGCTGACAAATTTATTCATACTCCAGAGCTAGAAGACATTAAAAAGGCTATTAACTATCATTTACCAGATGTAGTTGTAAGCAGTTTACCGTACCACCAATTAAAAGATGTTGCCTTTTATTGTATAAATAAGGGAATAAGATATTGCGATTTAGGCGGAAGAGTAGATGTTTCTGCTGATATAAATAAATATGCAGAAGAAAAAGCTAGTAAACCAGTGTTTACTGATTTGGGTCTTGCTCCTGGTTTAGTTAATATTTTGGCCGAGTGGGGTTATTCGGAGCTACACCACAAGGTTCACGAAGTTAAAATTATGGTTGGCGGTCTACCAGCGATGCCGACTAATCCCCCATTAAACTATGCGGTCACTTGGTCTGTAGACGGGCTTATAAATGAGTATAGAGATGACTGCGAGGTATTAAAAGCGGGAGAAATACACAAAGTCGCAGGAATGGATGGTAAAGAAGATGTCAGTTTTGAACTTCTAAAGAACGAAAAATTAGAAGCCTTTTACACCAGTGGCGGTGCAAGTCACACAATAAGAACGATGAAAGATCGTGGTGTTAAAAATTGCAGCTACAAAACAATAAGATATGAAGGCCATAGAGATATAGTTAAGTTTTTAATTAGAAATTGTGATTTAGATGATAAAACTTTAGAGTCTATTTTCTTAAACGGATGCCCCAAAGATCATGACGTAGTGTTAATCAAGGCGACTGTTAAAGGCGGTAATGTAACATGGAATAGAGAAGTTATAATTGGTTATGATTTGAAATTTTCAGCTATGCAAAAATCAACAGCTTATTCAATTTCTGCCGCCGCCGCTTTGATGGCTGACGGATACTTTGACAACAGAGTTGTTGAAAACAGATCAGGAGATATAAAACTACCATTAGTTTTACATTATAAAGACATACCGTTTGACTTATTTAAAGATAATTTAGAAAAATTGGGCGTTACAATCTAATATTTAGCCGCGAAGTCAGAACATAATAAATAAATATTCATGATTGAAGTTAAAATAAAAAAAGGAGAATCTGTTGATAAAGCTTTAAGAAAGTTAAAGAAAAAGCTGGACAAGGAGAATGTCTTGGGGGAAGTTAGAAGCCGTAGATATTACGAAAAACCGACAAGAAAAAAATATTTCAAACAAAGAAAAGCTAAATACAATCAAAGAAATAAGTCTATAAGAGAAGCTCGAAATTGGAGTTGACATCAAATCAAAAGCGTGATATGGTGCTTATATGCAAAATAAAAACATTTTAGAAAAAACAAGAACCTATCTGGTCGGACATATGCAATATGCTGATGGCCGAAACTGGAGAGATTACGCTGAGTGTGAATTAGCTTCTTTGGATATTACAGTATTCAATCCATACAAGAAACCGTTCGTCAAGGATGTTGACGAAGATGAAGAAGCTCGTGTGAAAATGCACGAAGCGATGGAAGCGGGTTACTACAATGATGTAGCGGAGAGAATGAGTACGGTTCGTAATTATGATTTAAATCTTGTTGATCGCTCTGATTTTATTATTGCCCATATACTTCCAGAAGTAGCAAGCTGGGGCAGCGCAGAAGAACTTGTTACAGCGGTTAGAGCAAAAAAGCCTATCTTTATCTCTATGGAGGGGGGCAAATCTCAAACACCGCTTTGGATGATGGGTATGCTTCCGCATCATTATATTTATGATAGTATAGATGAAGTTTTAGACATGATTAAACAAATAGATAGCGGCAAAAAAGCTATTGATAGTGACCGTTGGAGACTCCTCAGAAAAGAATTGCGATAAATTTAAAAAAAGTAGTTGACATAAAACCAAAAATCTGATAGTGTAGAAAGACAGTGAACGTAATAGCTAAATACATCCCAAAGAAAAAGTCCATACAAATAAAGGGCTTTAAGGAGGGGTACGCTAGAAATAAAAAGCAAAGACTAAAGAAAAGTCACGCCTTCAGCATGACGCTCGAACGCATCGAGAAAAATGGTTGGCTCAAAGGCGCAGTAGATTTAAATGAGGTTAACGGCTTGGAAGAAAAGAAAACCCCAAGACCAAAGTGGAAGCAGCAAGTAGAATTAGTTTCGTCTGAAGAAAGAGGGCTACATCTTGTTGACGTTAAAACAAAAGACCCAGTTAAGGGTTATTCCACAA